GTACTTGTGGTGCGAGACGTGCATGGCGCACCACTGCACCGATGAGCCGTACAGACCGAGAGTTCCCAGCCAGCCAAGCACCACGTGCCAGAAGGTCGAGGTGCGAAAGGCGTTGTGGCAGAACAGGCGGTGCAGGCCAACCGTCACACCCATCAGGATCATGAATGTGGCAGGAACGAACAGCGCGAGCCACCACAGCGACGCTTGCCCGGTGGAAAGGGCATAGGCGCCGTACAGCAGGGCGGCAAAGCCGACGTAGGACGCCAGCGGCGTCATGATGAGACGGTGAACGAAGGGGCGCTTCATGATCGTGGAGAGATTGAGCGGCTGAAGTCAAGCAGCAGCACGCGGTTAGACAGGGCCTCAACGGTAGAGGCAGCCGTGACAACAGAGAAGTGGCTCTCCTCCTTGAAGGTCCTGTCACCGACCTTTACCGAACCGAGGCAGACGAGCGCCCTGAACCCGACTGGCACCAGCATGCGGTCACCGCGCTTGAGGTCAAGCTGCTGGACCACTGGAAGCTGGTTCTTGTTGATGTTGCCTGGGATGCAGACGCGGGTGGTCGGCTCGACGTACTTCAGCGTGAAGGTACCGCCCTCACCGACTACCTCGTGCTCTGACGACAGCACGCCTGGAACTCGGTCCTTGCGCCGCTCACCGTCAAGGTAGAACTCGGCGCGGCCCTTGGTAAAGTAGGTGAGCGCCTCCGTCTGCATAGCACCGCCATCGACGGTCTGGTAGGAGCCAACAGGGAAGTCGCGAAACGTTACGACCCAGCCGAATGCGCGGGTAACCCGCGTTTCGTCCTGCCCATTGGAGCAGTGAAGGGTCTCGCGCATCTTACACCTGGCTTTCCTTGATCTCCTCAAGGACGCTGTAGATCATGGCGCGAAGGTACTCCTCGTTCCACGCGCCATTGATGTTAGGCGTCTCGCTCAAGGCTGGCTCTTCCTTTGGCGGTTCCCAGGCGTTGGTGCCGCTCTGGCCAATCTTGACGTGATCGGTGTTGATGGGGTTCTTCATCAGCTCCCATGCGGCCTTTGGGGCGTAGTTGTCAACCCATTGACCTACGTCAACATCTGTCGGTGGAATGTGGATGTTGTAGCGAGCCTGAACGCCCTCGTGTTCGTAAATCACGACCATCGTGCCCGTAGACGGGTCAACGTTCTCAATCTGCCAGGTGTATTCGTACATGATGTCCTCCTGCTTCAGGAGTATCTATCAGTAGAACCAGCCTGTTGGACCACCGATGACCAGGTTGTCGCTTGTGCGGCGGACGCGTAGATTGAAACCAGCTGAGGAAAAAGAAGCGTTGTTGAGCACGACGGTCAGCACGCTCATTCCCTGTGGCAGCACGAAGTTGTTGGTGGAGTAGACTGTCGGGTAGCCCATCGCGGTACCAGGAGCAACACCTACACCGTTCAGCGTCATGCTGACTAGCGAGTCATCGACTGCGCCGTACAGGTGCGCGTTGAAGCTGACGCCTGTGTTGTTAGTCAGAATGGTGGAGAAGGTGATGCTTGCCCCTGGCACGTTCGTGATGCCAGCGTTCTTGACATTCCAGTACCACGGCGAACCAAGAGCACCAGTCCAGGCACCGTTCAGCGGAGTGCCCTGCACGTAGTTCTTGCGGGTGCCCATGTTCGACGTGTAGTCGGTACCAAGTACGTAGATGCCAAAGCTGTCAACTGAGCCAACGAGCGTGCCGTGGTAGTACCACGAGATGTAGTTGCCGCCCGAGATGGCAAGGCCTGCAAGACCGCCGGTGCCTGGGGCGCTGTAGCCGCCATTGGCGTAGAGCAGGTCGCCATACAGGCCGTCCTTGCCGTTCTGTCCAAGGTCACCGCCGTTGCCACCTGGACCAGAACCAATCTGGCTTCCAATGACGAAGCGCGCGCCACCAGCACCTGCTGCTGCAAGAGTTCCTGCGCTGCCAGCCGAAGCCACACCGTTTGTCGTGTTGCCAGTCGATGTACCTGCTGCACCGCCTGCACCGCCTGCCCGACCACCGCCACCGCCACCGCCAGAGGCGCCGATGAAGTCAGTCATCTTACCAGTTGGGTCGTGGCGGGTTGCGCCACCGCCACCGCCACCACCACCCCCGCCACCAATGATGCCGAAGTTGCGCATGGTGACGTTGTAGTTCAGGCTGATGCCGATGCCACCGGCACCACCGTTGGTGCCGTTTGTGAGGGTTGCGCCGCTCACCGAGCCACCAGTTCCACCGGCACCACCGGCACCCTCAATGGTGCCGTAGTTCTGGATGTCGATCGTTGAGGTGGGGTCAGGAGGTGTTGGAGTTCCAAGTTCAAAGGCAGGAACTGAAGGCGACGTGCTGTACACGTACACGCCACCATTGATGGTCACGCTGGCAACGAGGCGCTTCACGCCGTCCCAGCCGGCAGCGATAGCGCGGTTGCGAAGGTTGTAGTTGGCAGTATCAACGGCTACGACGTCGTTGAAGATGAACTGCGCTGAGACGCCGAGGAAGTTGCCAATGGTGATCGTGCCGCTTGTTGGAATAGCGCCGATCTGCTGAACGCTGGTCGGAGGAGGATTGCCAACGTAGCCACCACCCGCGTAGTACTCGTTGAGGCCGATTGGCGCTGAGCCACCAAACTCGTTCTGAATGTCGAGCAGGCTGGCTGGTCCGGTAGGTACTGACATCTGATCTTCCTAGTCTTTGAGACCTATTTACGCGTCAGCCGATGGTGCCAAGACGAGTGCCTGTAACCGCCCAAGTCACATAGGTAGGCGCACCCGATGTGGCGGCACCTCCAGCGCCGCCAGCGACGCCAAAGATGTAGCCTCCAGTGTAGTACTGACCACTAGATGCCGCTGGGTTACCGCCCTTGAAGCCTGCAGTGCCAAGAGCTCCACCAATACCCGTGTTTGCGCCAGTGCCACCGTTAAATCCACCGTCACCGTCAAATTGGTAGCCACCCCCGGATCCAACGCTACCGATAACAGCGCGAGTTCCTGGAACGCCTGGAGCAGTGAGAGAACCTGCTGATGCAAGCCCAGGGCTCGTGTTGCTTGAGCAGCCAGCGCAGGTACCTTGGGCACCAGCAGCACCACCCGGGTTGCCGCCTCGGCCGCCACCGCCACCAGCTCCACCGAAACCGTAGATTGTTCCCTTACCGTCGGTGTTGTTCTTTTCTGCACCGCTGCCACCACCGCCACCACCACCACCACCAATAGTGCCGTTGTTGGTGAATGATGTTGCGTATTGGGCACGGAAGGCAGTACCACCAGCAGATCCTACAACAGGGGCAACACCGCCGTTAGCGTTCCACGTAGTGGCGTTATTGGCACCGCCGTTTCCTGGACCAGTAATCTTTGCGCCTGCGCCTCCTGCGCCGCCCTTGCCGGTGATCAACCCATTGTTGACGATGCTGATCGTTGAACCAGCGGGCCAACCAGTATCGGTATCAAGCGCGTAGGTAGCCGTTGATGAGGCCACGACATAGACGCCTGAGTTGATGGTCAGCGTTACCAGCAAAGGTGCAGAGGATGAACCAGATACCGCAACTGCGCGGGTGCGGATGTTGTAGTCAACAGCAGAGACTGTGCCATCAGTGCCAACCGTGCCTGATGTACCAGAGATGGTCAGCGACACGCTGATCGCCTTTGTCAGACCACGGAACATGCCCATGCGGATCAACCCGCTGGTGCTGATGGCGGTACCATCTGTCACAGATGTCGCCTGCGTCGAGGGCACGTAGCCAGTACCGCCACCGCGGTAGTACTCAGACAGAGCAGCAGGGTTGGCCCCACCGAACTCCGACTGGATGTGGCTCATTCCTAGGTTGGTTGTTGGCGTCGTCATTCGGCGTCCTTAGCAGCCAGTTGGGCCTTCAGCGCGTTCACCTCGGCCTTGAGTTCCTTGACAGCTTCTACAAGCAGCGCGACCATGTTACCGTAGGTCACGCCCTTCATGCCGTCGTGATCCGTCTTCACCACCTCTGGTACGACCTCTTCCACTTCCTGGGCGATGAAGCCGATCTGGTAGTCTCCTGTATCTACGCGCCTGTAGGAGACACCGCGCAGGCCTTCAACCTTCGCGAGCGCGTTGTAGATCGGCTCGATGTCCGTCTTGATGCGGCGGTCGGAGAACGCGGTTACGTCACCTGTGGCGTACAGGCTTCCAGCGACGTAGTGGTTGCCGTTCGTGTAGGCGGCGTAGCCAGCCGCGGTGGTTGAACCACCGATGCCAAGACAGACGTTGGCGCGGTTCCAGTAGAAGTGCCAGCCAGTCGAAGTGTCGTAGTCACCGCCGTTGCCAGAGGTGTCGAACATTCCGCCGTACGTGCTGGCAGAACCTGGGTAGTAGAGACCAAAGTAGCCGTTGTTTGACTGGCCACCGAACTCCATTGTTCCGTAGGTGCCGGTAGACGTCTGCATGTAGGCGCTGCCGTTGCTTGGGTACAGCGCGCCAGTGATGCGAAGCGAGCCGCTGGCATAGAACTGAGCGCGGTAGACGTTGAGGCCATCAGACCAACCGCCGATGCGGAACACGTTGTCGGTGTCCAGGCCCATGTTGATGGCGTAGGCACCAGGCCGGTGGAACGACATGACTGCGGCATTGGTGCCAGCGGAATTGCCGAAGGCAACCAGGGTGCCTGCCTGAGTAGCAACGCCGACTGAGTTGCCAGATAGGAAGTTCTGGGTGCCAGTCCAGGTGTAGCTGCCACCAACCGCAGAGGAAATGCTGCTCGTGTTGTTGGCAAGGGTGGCTGTCGCTGCATTGCCGCTGATGCTGATGGCCCACGTGCCAGAGGCACCGGTGCCGGTGAGCGTTGGCACATAGGTGTTGTAGTTGGCGCTGTCAAGCGGCGTGTTGCCAGCAAACGAAGGGCGGTGCTCGAAGTGCCACTGCGTTCCATTATTATATGCCTTCGAGCTGAAGGAAGTATCGGTGCGAAGCAGCTCGATTGCCCATGGCCCAGAACTTGATGTGCGCAGCGACAGCGGCAACGAAGCACCGCTATTGACCACGAGGGCACCAGTCATCGTGTCACCGGCCTTGAGCACGTTCAGCGAAGCAGCACCAGTAAGCGAGGCCGTGATGGTACCAGCGATAAAGTTGCCCGAGGCGTCACGCGAGACAACGGTAGAGGCCGTGTTGGCTGACGTGATGCCGATTGCCGACGCGGCTGCAGTGACGCGGCCCTTGCTGTCAACCGTGACAGTTGGTACCGAGGCCGAGCTACCGAACGTACCGATGTTGCCGGCTACCTGCTTGAGCTGCAGCTGCGGTGGGGAGAACGTGAAGTCATTGACCGTGTCGGCATTCACCGAGATGGTGGTGCCAGCGATCGTGATACCGTTACCAGCAACGCCACCACCTGCGGTGGAGAACTGCACGAAGGCCAGCGGTGTTGAGTTGACCGTGACGCTGTCGACGATCTGGACATAGGCGATGTCGGCCTGCGTCGTGCCTTCAGACACGAACACAGCCGCCGATGGCAGTTCAGTTGCGCTGTCAGCATCAGCAACGCGGGTCCAGGCTCCTGAGGCAACGTTGTAGATGCCGTTGGCGGCGTTGCGCGTGCGACCAAGGAAGGCACCAGCATCGGCATCTGGCGTCTGGTTCTTGACAAGGACGCGGTCACCGACGTTCAGCGCCACTCCATCGACAGTCTGCGCGCCCGAAAGAGTGATGTTGGCCGTAGTGGCGGCACGAACTGCCTGCTTCCACGACACGCCGTTGGCCACGACGTTGTCAACGTACTGCTTGGTTGCTGCCTGCAGCGCGAGGGTTGGGTCAGCTGACAGCAGAACGGTGCTGTTGAACTGCGCTGCACCACCGACCACCAGCGACGAGAGCGTGCCGACCGACGTCAGTGAGGACGCGGTGACGGTTGGGTTCAGCGTGGTGCCAGTCAGCGTTCCAGCTGCGGCCGTGACGGTGATGTTTGCCGAGCCGTCGAAGGCGACGCCGTTGATGGTGCGCGGAGTGGTCAGAGTTGCCGCTGAACCAGAGATGTTGATGGCATAGGTGCCGCTCAGGCGAGCAGCCGCGATCGTACCTGACAGGAGGGATGCAGGAACGTCCGTAACCGGAATGGTGATGTTGGCCGAACCGTCAAATGACTGCGCAGTCGCGGTCACACCTGACAGGCCGATCGTGCGCGCGGCCTGAAGGGTCGTCGCAGTAGAGGCGTTGCCTGCCACAGTGATCGTGTAGGTGCCAGACAGCCGAGCTGCAGGAACCGTGCCAGCCGTCAGGTTGGTGGCATTGAGGTCGGTGACTGGGATCGTGATGTTGGCCGAGCCGTTGAACGAAGTCGCCGTGCCTGTTGCTCCACCTGAGATAGCGATGGTACGCGCCGTCTGAAGAACAGTTGCGGTGGCTGCGTTGCCACCAATGTTCAGCGAGCTGGCAGTTCCAGTCAGACCAGTGCCAGAGCCAGTGAACTGGCCAGTGGCGGTGATGACGTCAGCGGTGACGTCACCCGATCCCAGATCGATGTTGCCGCTTGCATCGAGCGGCTTCATGGAGAACCAGGCGCTTGCACCTGTGAAGATGCGAAGCGCATCCAAATCGGTGCGATAGAACAGCTCGCCGACGTCTGGATTTGACGGGTCAGATGTGCCGGAGTCAATCGACACATTGACGATCTTGGAGGTCTCGGTAATCTGAGGGCGGTCAATCAGCATGGGATGTCCCTATGGAGGCTGGCCTATTTAACCCTTAGACGATGTTTCCAGTCTCCATTCTGATCGTCAGCGTCTTGGTAGCTACAACCGTTGAGGCGTCGTTGGAGAACTCCAGGGTGAACACCCGCGTGCTGACACCGGTACCGCTTCTCGTGACGCCGAAGCTACGAGAGGCATTTAGCTGATACCACGTGCCTGCGGTCATGGCTGGGCTGGTAAAAGGCGTGCCGCCGGTAACTGAGAAGCGCACATACTTGCCTGTTCCGATGCTGGCCGTTGTGGGTGACCACCAAGATCCTGCACCTGCGTCAGTGTTAGATGAAATGCTGCCATCTGTAGCAAGCGTGGCGTAGGCAGTGGACGAGCTGGTTCCTGGCACCGAGCGAAGCCCGCCATATGCAGCTGTGTTATACGCACCGGACACCGTCTTCGTCAGCCCACGGAACATTCCGATTCGGATCTCAGAAGCAGTCGACGTTGGAATCGCTACTCCATCAGTTGCTGACGTGGTTTGGTTGGACGGAACGTAGGCTCCACCCTTCACGTACTCAGACACGGAGACGGGGTTTGCACCACCAAACTCCGTCTGAATGTCACTGAACAGAACGTTGGTTGTTGGAATCGGCATGGTTTACTCGTAGCGAGCCAGTTTTTCCTGCAGCAGCATGACCTTGGCGTTCAGTTGTTATTTGGCTTCGAGGGCAGCTACTCGCTTCTCAAGTGCCTCAATGCGCTCCATAGCTTCCTGCAGAGCCTTGACTGCCTTCATGTACAGCACCGAGTACTGCACAGAAAGTGTCTTGTCTTCATCAGGGGCTTCCGTCACCAGCCCTGGCGACGTGGTTTGCAGCTCCTGGGCCACCACGCCGAGCTGCAGCGGGCCAGTTGGGTCGTTCTTGAAGTGGAACTTACGAACACGCACCGCCTTGACGTCATCCCACTGTGAGCCAGCATCAACGATGTCTTGCTTCAGCCGCTGGTCAGAGATTGCGCCGTACGAGTTGTTCGCGTTTTGAACGTTGCCGTTCCGAAGCACGACGAAGCGTGAAGCAGCTGCAGACTGCAGAGAGATGGCAGTGACGGTATCATTTGCACGAGCGACAATCTGCAGGCTGGTTGGCGAGCCGGCAGATGCATTCGTGTCATTGATGAACACGCCGTTGTTGGACGAACCGTCATGGTCGATGTCGACCTTAAAGTTGGATGGCGACGAGGTCTTGCCAACCAACAGGCGGCCAGCTGTGTCGAGGCACATGCGCTCGATGCTATTCGTACCAAAGTACATCGGTAGGTTGGCACGGTTCCAAACGTAGGCGGAGCCGTCTGCCGCCTGTCGCAGCAGAAAATCTGATGAACCCGTGGCGTTAGCATTACCACACAGACTCAGATCAGCTTCATATCCAGCTGTTACAGCACGAACGATCGTTTGAACTGAACTCGAGGATTTTGAAATGTCTACTGAGCCATTGACTTGGAGAACACCCAGTCCAGAAGATGAAGAGCGTGCCACCAGCAGATTACCGCTGCTGTCGAGCCGCATTTTTTCGGTGTTGTTGGTACCGAAAATAAGAGCAGCGCTGAAGTACTCGAAGATGTTGCCATTGCCAGAAACATCTGACCACAGGCGAAGACCACCAGTATCACCTGCCGCGTTGCGACTTTGGATCGTGCCAATTACCTCCAGCTTGTTTCCTGAAGAAGTAGCACCGATGCCGAGGTTGCCTGAACCATCTAGCCGCATGCGCTCAGCACCGCCTGCCTGGAAGTACATGCTCTGGCCAGCCGAGCCGATGATCAGGTTGTTCGTGGTGCCGCTGTCCTTGAGGACAAGCGCGGCGCCGGTGGCGTTTGCGCTCTGTACGGTAAGGGCGGCGGCGTTGTAGTTCAGCGTCAGCGCGCCAGTCATCGTGTCGCCGGTGACGTTCACGTAGGTGGCATCAGCGAGGGCGGTGATGTCGGCTGTCGTGACGGCAGTGGTGCCTGAAACGCGGCCGTAGGCATCGCGCGTGAACTTCAGGAAGGAGCCAGTGCCGGCATCAGTGACGGTGGCGAGGTCGATGTCATCAACGTTCACCACGATGCGCGAGGTCGAGGCGGTGCCAACGTTGAACGCGTTGCCGGAGAGCGACAGACCGGCGCCTGCGGTGTAGGCGCCGGAGGCTGAGAACTGAACGAACACCATGGCGTCGGTACCAACCGTGGTGACAGGTGCCGTTTGCGTCCAGCCAGTATCCGACTGCGTTGAGCCCTGCTGCACGAACACCGCCGCGCTGTTGACCTCATCGATGGGTGAGGTGGCGTCGAAGTCGGTAGCGCGGGTCCAGGTGCCAGAGGCGACAACCCAGATGCCGTTCTCGGCCTGAGTGGTCTGGTTCTTTACCAGCACGCGGTCACCAGCAACGCATGACACGCCGTCGATCGTCTGCGCACCAGACAGCGTGATGTTGGAAACAGTTGCGGCCTTGACTGACTTCTTCCATGACAGGCCGGCGAGGGCGTTGTCGACGTAGTTCTTGGTGGTCAGGTGCGACGATGAAGATGGTTCGGCGCTGACGACCGGGTTGTTGAACGTCCAGCTGCCGGTGATGGTCTCATTGCCACCCACACGCGCGAGCAGAGTGCCGTCGGTGATCTGGCTCTCAGTGATAGTTAGCGCAGCCTGGTGCTGGGTGACGTTGGACTGGGCGATGCGGGCATCAGCAAGGGTGCCACTCGTGACCTGGCTAGCAGCAAGTGCAAGTGCAGCCTGGTGCTGGGTGACGTTCGACTGAGCGATGCGCGCGTCGCTGAAGGTACCGCTCGTGACCTGGGCAGCGTCGATGTTGATCTGGCCGGTCGTAACAGAGGTGACCAGGCCCTTGCCGTTGACAGTCAGCGCAACGTACGACGAGTTGTTGCCAAACGAGCCGGTGGATGCGTTGACTGTGGCCAGGGTGAGCACGTCAGTGCCACCGTCGATGGTGCCGGTGACGTCGCCGGTGATGGTGTACGAGGTACCGCTGGCCGAAACAGCAACCCATGTGCTGTCGTTGTAGGCGTACAGGCCCTCAGCGCCATCGTTGGAGTTCTTGTAGAACAGGTCGCCAGGGTTGGCCGAAACTGGGAAGGAGGTTCCCGACGGCACGGTGACGCTGTCAGCTGAGGCGATCCGCTCCCAGGTTCCGCCGATGTAGACGTACAGGCCACGAACCGTTGTGGCGCTGTCGGAGCGGTAGAAGACCTCGCCCGCGTCTGGGCTGCTCGGGAAGCTTGTTCCTGAAGCTACAACAAGGTTGGAGATGGTGGCGCCCTGTACGAGCTGAATACCGTCGATGCGCATGGGTTGATCCCTCGGTCAGATGTCATATTTACGGGAGGCGTCCGCTTGCCCGTAAATAGCAGCCATGATGTCGTTCAAACAGTTCCTGGCTGAGGATCCGCTGGTGTCTCTTGCTGCAGAGATGTGGCTGCGTACGCACTTCAAGGAGCTCACCAAGGAAGAGTGCCGTGAGATCGCTGAATGGATCATTACCGGCGACGATGAGCACCTGTCGTTCAACGGACCGTACGACAAGATCTACAACGTGTTTGTCAACAACGGCGAAATTCCGTATGGCATCGCAAAGGGCGACACTGGTGATCCAAATCAGTGGGTCTTTGATCACCTACACCAGCTAATGAGGGCAGACGGCATCGACGTATGAAGACCTTCAAGCAGTTCCTCGAGGACCAGGATCCCCTTGACCGCACCGTCGCCGAGATGTGGCTGCGCCACCACCTGAAGGTCGACCAGGAGGATGCCGAGGAGGCCCTCAACTGGCTGCGCCAAAAGGACAACTGGCTGCCCGATCAGGTCTGGAAGAAGATGATCGCTCTTGCCCGCACTGGAATGCATGAGACCAAGGACTTTGACGCGCTGCTTGGTGGACAGATGCAGGACGACGTAGTTCGCTTCTACCTCGCCAAGATGATGCTGGCAGATGACATCAAGCTGGCAGAGAGCTCAGACCCGCTGCACGACACCGCCATCGAGATGGCCCTGCGCAAGGAGTTTGACATGTCGCAGGCGCAGGCTGAAGAGGGTCGCGCTTGGCTGCAGGGCGAGAAGGATGCGCAGGACCTGGGTCACTGGGCATGGGACCGCATTTGGTCGCGCTGGGAAGACCAGCTGGATGACTTTGGTTCAGCTCGTCACGAGTTTGAAGAGTTCATTCACGGTAAGGTGCTGCGCATCCTGAAGAGCAAGTACAAGGTGGAAGTATGATCACGTTCAAGGAATTCCTCGCTGAGGGTGGCGCTGCCACCGCCAAGTACAACACAGAGCGCGCCACCAAGGCCGATATCGAGGCGGCTCTCAAGTTCGTCGCAAAGCACACCGGCCTGCCGCTGAAGACGCTGCAGGACAACCTCCTTGGCTCGACTGCCCAAACGCTGGCGGGTACCAAGAAGGACAGCGGCGACATCGACATCGCCATCGAGCTGGATGACGACGCCATCGAGCCGATGGTCGAGAAGATGAAGAAGGCCTGCCAGATGGACACCGTCAAGCGGACTGGCGAGGGTGTCTACTCCTTCGCGGTGCCGGCAGTCGGCGACAAGCGCGTGCAGGTGGACCTCATGCTGGTGCCTGACGTCAAGTGGGCCAAGTTCGGCTTCCACTCCGAGCCGACATCCAAGTACAAGGGCGCCATCCGCAACCTGCTGCTCGTGAACCTCATGAAGCGCGTGTTCGAGAAGAACAAGGACTTCGTGATCACCGACGACGGCGGCAAGGAGGTCATCCGCGTCCGCCGCGGCTTTACGATGGACCGCGGCCTGAAGCGCACGTTCCGCATGGCAGCGATGCGCAAGGACGGCAAGGGCCGCCTGGCAGCGATGACGAACGCCACGCCTGACGAGATTGAGGCCGAGCTGAAGCGCATCGGCATCAAGAAGACGTTCTCGAAGGAGGCGGATCCGATCCTGGATCCGGACCTGGCCGCTGCCTACATGTTCCCTGGCAAGAAGGCCAAGGACATCATGTCAGCTGAGCAGGTGATCAAGCTGATCGCGAAGCGCTCAGACGCCGCTGAGATCTTCAAGGACGCCGTGGCCGACTTCAAGAAGAACGGCCTCGACGTTCCAGACGAGCTCAAGCAGTACGGTTGAGCAGGCTGCGAACAGCAGCGCGCAGCTCGTCGATTTCTTCCTGCTGGTCCTTGATGGCCTCAACAAGCAGGCCGACCAGGTTGCCGTAGGCAACGCTCATGAAGCCGTCGCGGTTGGTCTCAACCGCCTCAGGCAGGACCTTCTGCACGTCCTGTGCAATCAGACCCGTACCACGAGCACCGTCGCTCTTGCGAGTGAAGTTGACGCCGCGCAGCTGCTTGACCTTGTTGACTGGATCGAGGATGAGGGCGATCTCAGTCTTGAGGCGCTCGTCCGAGAAGGCAGTCACGTTGCCCTGAGCGGTGATGCTGCCAGTCGTCGTGAGGTTGCCGGTGAAGGCGTGCGTTGCAGCGACGTAGTTGATCACGCCGGTGTCGGTGGAACCAACTGCACCTGTGTTGCCGATGTAGCCAGCGCGCACGTCGTTGCCTGGCCAGAACTCGAGGTAGCCCGAGTTGCCTGAACCAGACGACTGCATGCGGATGTAGCCGGTCGCAGCTGCTGCATCACCAGCCTGAACGTAACCGTTCTGGGCGATGACGGCAGATCCCAAGCCGGTAGCAACAACGTTGCCAGAAGCTGACATTGAGCCAGTGGTCTGGATCAGCGATGACGTCCAGTTGAGCTGAATGCCATTGACCTTGAGGTAGTCACCTGCGCCGTCACCGACCTGCATGCTACCGCTCGTGATGATGTCGACGATGTTGGTGTACGAACCACTGAGGCGAAGGTCTGGAACCACGCCGGCGTCGAGGTTCGAAGCGTTGAGGCCGGTAACTGGAATGGAGATGGCGCTGCCGCCGGTGAAGAGCGTAGCGGTGCCAGTTGCCGCACCCGACAGAGCGATCGTGGCACCTGGGCTCAGCGAGCTGGCGGTGGTTGCCGAGCTGGCGGTCGTGGCCGATGCGGCGGTGGTTGCCGTGTTGGCGCTGTTGGCGTTGGTTGCAAAGCCGACGGACAGCGACGACTGGTTGGCCCAGGTCGGTGCACCAGCACCGCCCGAGAGCAGGACCTGCGACGAGGAGCCGGTAGCGGTGACGCCCATCGAGGTGGTCGAGGCACCGTAGATGATGCCGCCGGCGTTGAGGGCCGCGCCCTGTCCAGTGCCGCCGCGCGTAACGGCAAGCGTGCCGCTGGCCATGTTGGAGGCGTTGGTGAAGAACGTGCTGTTGCTGCCGTCAAGCAGGTCGGCATCGAGGCCTGAACCCGAGCCATCGTTGCCGGCGTGCCAGACGTCGTTGCCGCTGACCGTGATGCCGGTTGGGGTGATGACGACAGCCGCACCGAGGCCAATGTTGGTTGCAGGTGTGGTGGCAAGGTTGAACACGCCACCTGAGATCTGCATGTAGCCGGTCAGGCTGCCGTTGGAAACCGCGACGTACGGGTTGGGGCCAGCGTAGTTGACCGTCAGGTTGCCGGTCATCGTGTCACCGGTCTTCAGGACGTACGGGACGAAGCCTGAGGTATCGGCGACCTGCGTCCAACCGAGTGAACCTTGGTTGCCAAGGAGACCTGAGTTGGCGTCTGGTACGAAGCCGTAGAAGTAGAGACCGGCCGAAGCACCGGTCTTCATAAAGAGGGAGCCCTCAGACACCGTTCCGACTGCTGGCAGGGTCGGACCTGAGTTGATGACGGCGCCGCCGAAGAGGTTCTTGCTCATGTAGGGTGGTCCTGTGACAGGTGTACGTGCAACCTATTTATGAGGTTGAGGACGCCTGGGGTCGGCTTACAATGAAACCTCAGTTGCACGGTGTCTGTCTCCTAAGGACCCGTTTGGTGGGGACCTTGCGTCCCCACTTTCTTTTGCGGTGGAGGCCTTCATGTGCTACAATGATCAAGCTAAGGAGAACTCATGGAACACGTGCAAACCGGCAACCTGAACAACGACTTTCGCACCTGCCTTGCCCAGCTCATGGAGCACGGCCTGGTTGCCCACCCTCGCGGCACCACCACCCGCGAGCTGCTGAACTACAACATCACCCTGCGGAACCCGCGCAACCGCATCATCCTCTTTCCGGACCGCAAGACCAGCCTGAAGTACCTCCTCGGTGAGCTCTGCTGGTACCTGTCGGGTTCACCCAACCCAGCTGGCATCCTGCCGTACGCCAAGTTCTGGGACGGCATTCGCAACTCCGGCGGCTACGCGACCTACAACACCGGTGACGTGAACTCCAACTACGGTCACCGCCTCTTCGGCCACCACGAGCCCTCGCTCTGCTACGGCGACAACGAGGACATCGGCATGATCTCGCAGTGGGAGAAGGTGCAGACCATCCTGCGCGCCGACCCCGACAGCCGCCAGGCGATCATGAACATTCACCTGCCGGCTGACCGCCACCCTGGCAACAAGGACGTGCCGTGCACGCTGACGCTGCAGTGGTTCATCCGCGAGGACGCGCTGCACCTGATCGTCAACATGCGCTCGAACGACGTCATCCTCGGCTTCACGAACGACGTGTTCCAGTTCACGATGCTGCAGGAGATCATGGCCGTCCAGCTGCGCGAGTTCTACCCGAACCTGGACGTCGGCTACTACTTCCACAACGCCGGCTCGATGCACATCTACGATCGCCACTTCGAGATGGCCGGCAAGATCATCAAGGACGAGCGCGCCGTGGACGTGTCCATGATCAAGATGGACGTCTTCGATGAGAAGACCCTTCTCAACCTGCTGGGCGTCAACGCTGTGTGGGTGACCGAGGGCATGAACCCCGAGTTTGACTTCGACAACCTCGAGCCCTTCAAGCAGCTGTCGCCGTACTGGCAGACGCTCATCAAGTTCTGCTTCGCTGAGGACCACGACGCGTCGCACGACATCTTCGGCCTGCCGCACGACGACTGACAGATGGCAGAGCTTCGCACCGTTGGAAAGCACCACTGGTGCGAGCGCTGCCGAACGTTTCACAAGCACGCCGACTTCGATCAGCAGGAGCTGATCGACCGGGCCGTCGAGGACCTCGCAGCCCAGATTGATGCGGAGATTCTAGCGGACCTCCTGAAGGAACCAAATGCGCTACGAGAAGCAGATCAACGAGGCGTACGAGCGCCTGGGGTTCAAGCCCCGCGACAACCAGGTCGAGCACTGCAACCAGGTGATCGAGGCCTTCCTCGACGAGGGGTTCACCAACGTGGTGCTCTCAGCACCAACTGGTACGGGCAAGTCGATCATCGGGGCCGTCGTCGCTGACGTCATTCACTCGATCAAGTACCCAGACGACCCAGCGCACGCCTCCTTCATGCTGACCGCCACGAACGTGCTGGCGCAGCAGTACGACGACGCCTTCGGCCAGGAGGATGGCCAGCCGTGGGACGGCCGCTTCCTTGTTGTGAAGGGCGCATCCAACTACGACTGCGCGGCCCTCTCCACCGACGAGGAGCCGGCACGGGCTGACAGCTGCGCGATCATGCTCTTCAAGAAGCAGGGCATGCAGGACATCCTCGACAAGTACTGCGAGAAGTGCGAGTACAAGTGGTCGCGGGCAATGCGCAACCGCACGCGCCACCTCATCACGAACTACTCGTACTACTTCATCGACCGCATGTACGCGACGCACCCGATGGAGAAGCGCTCGGTGTGCATCTTCGACGAGGCGCACCTGCTGAACGACCTGTTCGTGGAGCACAACGCCATCTACTTCTCCGAGAAGCGGCTGACGCAGTTCGAGATGGAAACGGCTGAGCTGCTGGACGGGCAGGGCGGCTTTCACGTGATCAAGCGCGACCTGGTGCAGGGCAAGATCAACGAGAAGACGTACCAGGACTACCTCAAGAAGCTGCAGGACCTGTACAACGGCGTGTCAGATGCGCTCAAGGCCCGAGCCGACCGCAACGTGCGCAACCACTCCAAGTACCTGAAGCTGAACCGCGCCTCCAAGAAGTACCACGACCTCGCGTGCAAGATCGACGACCTGTTCCTCTTCGAGTACCCACACGTCTTCGAGTACAAGCCGAAGGACCTCAAGAAGCAGCAGAACGAGCACGAGGTCACCGTCAAGCCCATCTTCGTGGGTGAGATGTTCGAGTGCCTCCACAACGCCGAGCACAACCTCTTCATGTCCGCCACCGTCACCGAGAGCTACATGAAGCGGACGATGACGCTGCCTGGCACCACGAAGCACATTCGCCTTGCCCCGCAGTTTCCGCCCGAGAACAAGAAGGTGGTGTTCCTGAAGCCGCAGACGCTCAACTACACCACAATGAAAGACCCTGAGGTGGTCAAGCGGCTCTGCGCCAACGTCTGGCAGATCGTGGAGCACCACACCAAGGCCGGCGAGCGCGGCATCGTGCTCTGCCCCTCCTTCAACGTCGTGCAGTCCATCGCTGAGACGCTGCGAGGAGTGAAGATCCCTGGCCTCCGCGTCTTCGAGCAGGTGCGTGGACAGAAGCTGGCTGAGCTTCTCGATGACTTCAAGGACTACGAGGGCGGACCTGCGGTCATCCTCACGCCGTCCGGCTTCGAGGGCATCGACCTGCCTGGTGACCTGAGCCGGTACCAGGTCATCGTGAAGGCGCCGTTCGGTTCCCTCGGAGACCGAAGGATTGAGCACATCCTCAACGTCTACCCAGACATCTACTCGCTCATCACGCTCATGAAGGTCGTGCAGGGTGCAGGTCGATCGGTCAGGTCGAAAGAGGACCACGCCGTGACGTACATGCTGGACACGGCGATCCAGCGGCTCTGGACGAAGAACAACGAATGGGCCGATGAGTTTCTAACCTCCTTCAAGTCATCCCTGAAGGACCTGGTAGAGTAAAATGGGACTATCGATCTTCGCTCCAAGGCCTCGAAAGCCGAAGCGGCACAGACGAAAGCGAAGCAACGCAGTGAAAATCCGACGTCCCTACGAAAACGCAATGGAAGATCTCGAGAAGTTCTGCCCTCCCGAGGTGCCTCGGAATGAGGTGGTGTTCGGCACCTACGGCACCGAGGAGTGGATCTACGCCGACTTCCTGCGCAAGCGCCACCTCGACGGCAAGCGCACCCTTGAGAGCGAGACCACGTGGCTGACGCCAGTCAGTTTCAACCTCGCGGACTGGGTGCGCGAGCGCAGCTTCCCCTCCTTCTCGTTCCTGACCTCGCGCCTCGTTCTGATCCCGACCGAGTTCGGCTTCATGAAGATCGCGTCGTCGAACAAGAAGATCACCGTCACCCTTACCGGCAATCCCGAGTGGGTCGACGACGAGCTCAAGCTGCTGGCCTCCCGTTTCTCCAAGGCCGAGAACCTCGTGCAATGGGTGTACAACGTCAACGGCCACACCATCGACGTGCCGCTCAACTACAGGGCCGGCATCAACGCGGCCTACCCATGGATCGGAGAGCCGTACACCGAGTACATCGACAAGTACCTTGACAGCGAGGCCTGCGTGCTGATCCTCATCGGTCCGCCTGGAACGGGCAAGAGCACGCTCATCAAGAACATCATCAAGCGGTCCGGCGGCGACGCGATGGTGGCCTTCGATGAGAAGGTGCTGGGCGGCGACGACTTCTTCGCCACCTTCATGGACAGCGACAAGGACATCCTCGTGATGGAGGACGCCGACGCGTTCCTCGAAAGCCGCGAGGACGGCAACACGATGATGCACCGCTTCCTGAACCTCTCCGACGGTCTCATCTCCACCACCGGCAAGAAGATCATCTTCTCGACCAACCTTCCCAGCATCGCGTCAATCGACGAGGCGCTGCTTCGACCAGGCCGCTGCTTCGACGTGCTGCAGTTCCGCGCGCTCACGCGCAAGGAGGCTCAGGCCGTCCTCGATGAGGTCGGTGACAAGCGCGAGCTGGTTGATGGTGCTGAGCTCACGCTCGCCCAGATCTTCGCTTCACAGCCGCACGGCGGCAGCCCACGACGAAAGGTAGGGTTCACAGCATGACCATCGTAAGCCGCCCACAGCCAAGCGCACCGAGCACGAACGGTCTCGGAACCGGCTCCAACACGCTCAACCTCACCGACGAGCAGCTCGAGCTGGTGATGGCTCTCGTCTACAACTGCCGGCTCGGTACAGGCACTCCCTACTCGCAGGCGGCCTTCGAGCTCATCGGGTTGATCGAGGATGAGTTCGGCGACGACTTCATGCAGGATGCCTCCGACAACGTCAACCTCCAGGTGACGATCGAAGACGAGCACGGGTTGGTAGAATACGAGACAGACGGCTCGCAGTTCATCACGTTGGAGGTCTGATGTCGAAGTACGTGTACGCAATCGAGGGGCTTGACCGCCTCGGCAAGTCGACCCTCATCGAGGGCATCCGCAACCGCCTCGGCTACTACGAGGTGATCCACTTCAGCAAGCCGCAGCGCCTCGCTGCCTACGAGGGCGCCGCTGCCGTGAGCGGCGTTCCACCGCAGTCGCTGCAGTCGTTCCACTACCAGCGCGCCGGCTTTCTGAACTCGATGCTGCTCGCCAAAAGCGGCGCACGCCTCATCTTCGATCGCTGGCACATCGGCGAGGCCGTGTACGCGCCCATGTACCGTGGCTACAGCGGTGACTACGTCTTTCAGCAGGAGCTGGACACGGGACTGGCTGACACGGACAACGTGCGCCTCATCCTTCTGTGGGAGGACTTCGACGTTTCAACCCACTTCGTCGACGACGGCGAGAGCCTGGGTCCAATCCAGAAGCGGGCTGAGGAGCAGATGCGCTTCATGGAGGCCTTCGCGAAGTCCAACATCCGCGACAAGCGCATGATCTGCGTCACCGACCAGGCGGTCGGCGGCTTCAAGCCCAAGGACTGGATCCTTCACGAAGCACTGGCATGAAGGTGGTGGTGATCAGCAACCCGAGCTCGCCAGCTACGGCGTTTGCGCGAGCTCGCGCGTTTGGCTACATCACCTTCATCTACGAGCACGCAGATCCCGATCACGTTCTCTCACCTAACAAGTTCACGTATGTGAACGACGATGAAGAGCTGAAGGAGAAGCTGCACCTCCTCCAGCTTGACCCGTCGGTCCAAGAGGAGATCATTCGATGGTAGCATCTACCTTTGGCGCGGCCTTTGACAAGCTGCCGCACAAGCTGCAGCAAGGCATCTGTCGCTCTCTCGTGCTGCGCAAGCAGAACTACCTGGCCGCGCAGGCCGGAAAGCGCTGGAAGCAGATGCGCGTGATCCTGGTGGGTGACCGACCAGGCAACGGCGCCAAGAAGCTGCCAGCCAACCATCACCACACGCCGTTCTACAGCACGAAGAACTCCAGCCTCTGGCTAAACAAGCAGCTGGAAGAGCTGGGGGTGCATGAGAACGACGTTCTCTGGCTCAACAGCGCCGACCTAAACGGCGTGCCCACCGACCCAAAGCTGCTTGAGGGTTGGGGAAAGCACACCATCATCGCGCTGGGCGGCAATGCCTCGAAGTGGCTGGAGGAGCACGGAAAGCCGCACCTAAAGGTCTTCCACCCACAGGCGTGGAAGCGCTTTCACTCGAAGGAGCCCTACCCGCTCCTTGGTCACCTGCAACAGCTGCTCGACCTATAAAAAGTCCGGCCAAAGCCGGCCACTTCCGGGTACAATGGCATAAGTAACTCGGGCCCGGGTTTCGGGTGAAGGAGACAGCATGAAGAACGTGATGGTGACGGGCGGGTTGGGCTACATCGGCGCCCACCTCGTAGATGAGCTGAAGGAGCGAGGACACAAGGTCTTCGTGATCGATCAGAATGAAAAGAGTCCCAACCTCGACTACGTGTCGAAGCGGGCGATGGTGCGGTTGAGCTCGCTGCAGGACTACCAGCTGCGTCTGCCGGGCGAAGAGCGCATGTTTGACGCGATCGTGCACCTCGCGGCCTACATCGACGTGGCCGAGAGCGTGCGCAAGCCGCTCAGCTACTGGGACAACAACATCAACAGCACCACCGCGGTGATCGAGAAGTTCGAGACGCCACACTTCATCCTGGCATCGACCGGCACCGCCTTCGATCCTGCCAACGCCTACGCGCACTCGAAGGTCGCCTGCGAGACGATCGTGCGCGAGGCGGCTGACGCGGACCACGCCACCATCGGCGGCTACACGATCTTCCGCTACTTCAACGTGAGCGGCCTGAAGAAGGGCATCAACCCGACCGGTGTCCCAACCCACCTCATTCGCCGCGCCGCGATGGCCGCCGCCGGAAAGATTCCAGAGCTCACCGTTATGGGCTCGGACTGGGAAACTCGGGACGGCACGGCGATTCGTGACTACATTCACGTTGAGGACCTGGCTGCCTCCATCGCGAATGCGATTGATGTAGGTCCAGCAAACACGCCCCATGAGGGACTTGGGTCAGGAAGCGGCTCGACCGTCCTCGAGGTAGTCCAATCAATGAAACGCGTCACGGGGGTCGACTTTCGAGTTACAATGGCTTCACGTAGACCCGGTGACGTTGCCTCCATGGTATGCGCCAACCAGTATCCTCACATCCGATTGACCAAGACGCTTGACGACATGTGTCTTTCCGCCTACGAGAACGTATGAAGATCCTCATTACCGGCTTCAATAAAAATCAATGCACGCGCAAGTTCTACCTTCGGCAGCAGCTGAAGGTTGTGCCGTCGCACTACTCGCTTGTCAACTGCCTGATGGACATGGGCTACGAGGTGGACCAGCGACAGGTCACCATCGGAGAGGACCTGAGCGGCTACGACGAGATCATCGTGTTCATCGCCGGCCCGCGCCAGCTGGTGGCGACGACCGTCTACGAGGGCCTGTGGGCCATCTCGCAGCGCCCCGACTGCATCCTCGCCTTCGACGACTGGCAGGTGCCCGACCTCTTCAAGGGCGTGGCCAAGTGCGATGGCAAACCTGACGAGCTGTTCGCGCAGTTCATTCTCGACGTCAACAAGAAGACGCTCGAGGAAGTCAAGCCGTACGAGAAGCAGTTCATGCAGGCGCTGAGTGTGATCACCGCCAAGAAGAACCGCATGCTCATCAGCGCCTTCCGCACCGAGCACCTCGGTGACAATGAGACGTATGGTCCGCACCTGCTGTTCGACAAGATCGACTACCCACGCAACCGCCTGTTCGTGTACAACCCGAACCCCTACCACCGCAACCGCATGTGGGGCGATATCGGCCACGAGGGCGATGAAGATCCGACATGGAAGCCGTCGCCGCTCTCCTACACAGTCGGTCCTCGTCCTGAGAAGGAGCGCCGCTTCAACTTCGCCAGCCTCGTGCAGTCGAAGACGCAGAAGTGGCTCAAGAAGCAGGGCTACACCGGCAACCCGAAGGACGATGAGCAGGGCACGATCGGTGGCTGGGCAGTGGACCTCTACGGCTCAAAGGCCGAGACGCAGAAGCGCCTGACAGAGGATCAGATGGTCGAGGTCATCACCCGCGACTGGGGCTGCCTGATGCCGGGCTACGAGCACGCTGGCTCGGGTTGGTGGCGGGCTCGCCCGCTGCAGTGCGCCGCCGCCAGCTCGATCCTGCTGGGCGACGACAAGGAGCTGCGCGTCTACTACGGCAACGACTACCCGTTCTACGGTCTGAAGGCTGCCGATATCGTCGAGGCCACTGACATGGAGCTACGTGAGATCGCTCAGGCGCAGACCGACTTCCTGCACACCATTCATCCGCTCGACAAGAGCGTGCAGGAAGCAGAGCTGCTCGCTGCACTGGTGGCGCCGAAATGATCGGCTACAAGCTCTTCACGCAGCGGGCTGACGGCTCGCTCGGTCCCCTCTTCATCAACCGCTCGCAGCGGCTGGAGGTCGGCGTTGAGTACCAGGCCGAGGATCACCCGACGAAGGGCTACGCGCACCGCCCGGGCTGGCACATCTGCTCGAAGCAGGAAGCGCCGCACCTGAGCAAGAAGGGGCGGGTCTGGGCAAAGGTGAAGTTCAGCGGCTACACGTCGCACCAGCGGCCGGCGAGCCAGGGTGGGCTGTGGTACACCGCCAACAAGATGAAGATCATGGAGGTTCTCCAATGAGGGTGCTCGTTGTAGGAGCCGGCTTCGCCGGCGCAGTGGTTGCTCGTGAGTTGGCTGAGGCCGGCCATGAGGTCACGGTCATCGACAAGCGCAACCACGTTGGTGGCAACGCGTACGACTACGTGAACGAGCACGGTATCCGCGTGCACAAGTACGGTCCCCACATCTGGCACACGTCGAACGACGAGGTGCACGAGTGGGTGTCGCGCTTCACCGACTGGGTGCCGTACCAGCACTACGTTCGCGCGCAGCTGGGCGATGACTTCAACGACGTGACCGTGCCACTGCCCATCAACCCAGCCACCATCGAGGAGGTCTTCGACATGGAGTTCGAGGACTGGCTGGAGGAGAACGAGAAGTGGGTCGACGTCGATGACGAGTACCAGCCCTACGTGAAGCGGGGCGCACATGCGGCCTTCCTCGAGACGAAGGTGGAACACCACGACCCGGTGACCAACAGCCGCGAGCACGTCGAAAACAGCGTCGGCAAGGAGCTGTGCGACCTCTTCTTCGCTCCCTACACCCGCAAGATGTGGGGCCTGGAGCTGGAGCAGCTGCCGGCATCGGTCGCCGCCCGCATTCCGACGAACGTGGAGAGCGGCAGCCACCTGTACTTTCCGAAGGACAAGCACCAGTACATGCCGGCCGACGGCTACACCGCCATCTTCAACCGCATCTTCGACCACCCCAACATCACGGTGCGGCTTGACAGCGTGTATGAGGACGGTCGGGTGTGGCGCAACGGCTACGTGCTGGGTAAGGAGTTCGACCACGTCTTCACCGCTCAGCCGATCGACGAGTACTTCAAGTGCGAGCTGGGTGAGCTGCCATGGCGCTCGGTAAAGATGCATGTCGTTTCGCTGCCGATGCCGAGCGTGCTGCCCTCGCCGGTGCTGAACTTCACTCACTCAGGTCCGCACACGCGCGTCACCGAGTGGAAGAAGTTCCCAGCCCATGGCGGCAACGAGTTCTGGACGACGCTGACGTTTGAGGAGCCCTGCGACTACCGCCTCAACGACATGGAGCGCTACTACCCGGTGAAGAGCGCTGACGTCAACGACCCGAACCGTGAGCTCTACAAGCAGTACAAGGAGAAGGCCGACGCGCTTCCTGACGTCACCTTCATCGGCCGTTGCGGCCAGTACGCCTACCTCGACATGCACGCCGCCATTTCATCCGCCCTGGCCTCAGTCCGCAAGTTCCTCAAGGAGAAGAGCGATGCTCAAGTTTGAACGACCAACCCTCATCACGCTCACGGCACCGACGTGCAGCGGCAAGTCCTACCTGCTCAACGCGCTGGAGGAGCGCGGTCTCGTCGACCGCATCGTTAGCACGACCACTCGCCCAATGCGTGAAGGCGAGCGCGAAGGCGTCGACTACTACTTCATCTCGCAGGAGCACTCGCAGAAGCTGGAGGCCGACGAGAACTTCTTCGAGCTGATCACCTTTCGCGGCACCCGCTACGGTGTGACCAACCTGGAGATGGAAGGCAAGATGCGCGCTGAGCGGCCGCCGATCATCGTGCTCGAGCCACAGGGGCTCGCCATCTACGAGCAGAAGTGCCGCGAGAACGGCTGGGACGTCTTCAAGGTCTACGTGCACGTCATCGAGAGCCTGCGCATCCAGCGCCTGAACGCGCGCACCGAGAAGGACGTGATGCAGCTGGTCAATGGCGCCTCGGTTCCGAACGGCATTCACTCACGCACGTTCAGCCAGCTCGCCCTCGAGAAGGCAGCGCAGCAGCTGCCGAAGATCATCGCGGCGCACACCGACCGCCTGCTCTCCATCACCGGTGAGGAGCGCCACTGGTCCAACGTGACCACCTTCGACGCGCAGGTGCCAGGCGACAACCTCGAGAAGGCGATCGAAACGCTGACCGCCGGCGTTGAGTGGCGCAACAAACGCGTGCGGCAGGGCCTCGTATGAGCGACAAGAGCAAGGGCCGCATCGGCTTCACCTGCTCGACCTTCGACCTCTTCCACGCAGGACACATCCTGATGCTGGAGGAGGCGAAGCGCCAGTGCGACTACCTCATCGTCGGCCTGCAGACCGACCCAACGATCGACCGCCCGTTCAAGAACAAGCCGGTCCAGTCGGTCTTCGAGCGCTACACGCAGGTGAAGTCGTGTCGGTTCGTGGACGAGATCGTCGTCTACGCCACCGAGGCGGAGCTGCGCGACGTTCTGCTCGCGTACCCGATCGACGTGCGCATTCTCGGTGAGGAGTACCAGGGCAAGGACTTCACAGGTCATGACATCGACAGCATGGAGTTCTACTTCAACCGCCGGCGCCACTCCTTCTCATCGAGCAGCCTGCGTGATCGCGTGTACCAGATGGAGCTGGCCAAGAGCCGCCCCGTCCAGATCACCGAGCCTGGCGACGGCGGCCACGACTGCCCTGTCTGCAACGCCACTGGTCGCCTGACCTAAACCACCTGGTGACATGTAACCCCTCAACCTGCGTTGAGGGGTTTACTCCTGCGCGTCCCTAGGCTACAATGGCATACGAGCGCGCCGCTGCGCGCTATCTTCGTACTAATGCCTGATTGGAGCGCGCATGTCATCTTCTCGTGAGTACCGCCTCTACACGTTCGTCGCCGGTCTGTACCTGAACCACCTGCAGAAGGGGTTGCAGACTGCCCACGTCGTGAGCGAGCTGTCCCAGTTCAAGATCAACACGATGGAGCGCGTGGCCTTCGATGCCTGGGCCATGTTCGACAAGACGATCATCATCTGCGACGCCGGCAACCACAAGGGCGTGGTCGACTGCTGGGCGGAGCTGTCCCGCATCAACTCAGCGCTGAACCTGCCGGCGGCCATCTTCTACGAGGACGAGCAGTCGATGAACGGCATGGCCACGGCCTGCGGTGTCATCGTCCCGCGCGAGTACTGGGACGTGAAGTTCGTGGACAACTTCGTGCCACCGGGCGAGTACGGCGTGGAAGCCCGGCCTGCCTACTGGGTGCACACCTACGAGGGCGCCTCAGGTGCGATGCGCGAGTGCCGCTACGACGTCACCCACCCTGAGGGCCAGTTCTGCTCGCACATCAAGCAGTACCGCCTGACCTCCGCGTAACATTTCACCTGGTGGTACAGGCTGTTACATCTTCGCTGTGTACATCCTGGCCCACCTGTGTAGAATGCCAACATGCGCAACAAAAACCCTCCTCCCCGTCGGTGCTGGCTTTCCACCTTCTGGAAGAACTCGCAGGCTGAAGACACCGCGTACTACGAGTTGGCTCACCGCGCGATGGACGCCATGGTGAAGGGTGGCATGACGGAAGAAGAAGCGCGCTCGCACGTTCAGCTGCTGTGGTCTGGCGGCTACGAGAACGGCGCGTGGGAAGAAGCGTACAACCTCAACGAAAACAGCTGAAGGAAACACCATGCAATTCGGTTCGCAACACCTGTTCCCGCTGGAACGCGTCGAGACCCTGATGAAGGGCTACTACATGGATGGCAAGGGCGAGGTCTACTCGACCAAGCGCTCGGGCACGCCGCAGCGCATGCATGGCTCGGCGACCACGTCGGGCACGTACCTGACGCTGAACGGCCGCTCGTTCAGCAAGACGCAGCTGCAGCGCCAGGCCATGGCCCACCCGTACTTCAAGATGGAAACGTCGGTCGCCCCGTACGTTGCAGCCACGCCGGCTGCTCCGGCTGCGGTGACGCAGCGCTCGCACGCCTCGACGCTGGCGGACGGCATCCGTGCCCGCGGCTGGGTGATCGCGAAGGTCGCGGTGGTGCAGGGCGAGGAAGCGCTGCTGTTCGGCTCGAAGCCGGCCGTGCACACCACGCAGGCCTCGGTGGACGCCGAGCTGACGCGCCTGGCCACGCTGAACCCGGGCACGAAGTACGTCAAGCTGAAGATCGACGGCGGCCTGCTGCTCGGCGGCCTGACGCGCCTGTGATGAGCTACCCTCGCCTGCACACCGAGGCGTACTCGTTCTCGATCGAGCACGGCGAGGGAACCACCATCACCCTCACTCAGACTGCCACGGGGAAGACGAAGGTCTTCTTCCTGGCAGGTGTTCGGCCAGTCGAGCCGCTGACGGACCACCTGAACTCGCTCACCGACGACCTCTGCTCGCAGTGGTTCAACGAGCGAGAACGCAAGCCCAAGAAGGAGAAGCAGTGAACGCGTTCATTTTGACGATGGTCATCACGCTGTCCACCACGACGCAGAACCGCGCGATGGTCTCCATCGTGACCGAGTACGGCACGCAGAAGGCCTGCGAGGAAGCGAAGGAGCTGAACCGTGCTGCTCTGGCCGACGGTCGCATCATCCTTGCCACCTGCACGCGCAAGGTGATCATGTAGATCTTGCTGCTATAGTGGCAGCAAATTTTGCTCGCCTCTCAGGTGTCCAAGTGGGCCGCTTCTTACCAATCTGCGCTTCGCTGATCTTCTTGCGATGCTGCTCTGACTTGGGCTTTCCTGCATGCACCGCGCTGATCTTTGCCTTCGTCTCGTCAGTGTGAACACCCCATGATCCCCTCTTTTGGCCCCGCTGGGCATCGGCATGCTTCTTCACCGCAGCAGGATCCTTCTTGATACCTCGCAATGCTGAAGCCCTCTTCTCGTTGGCCTCAGGCGTCTGTTTCCTTGTTGCAGGATCCCGCCTCTTCGCGGCCTCACTGATCTTGCGACGGTGCTCGTCACTGAACTTCGCTGTTTTCCAGAAGCGACTTGCGTCATAGCGGCGATTGGTTACATGTGCTCGGCCTAGTCTCTTGTTTGTGTTCCTGATCATGAGGTTCAGGGCGGCGATCATCTTGCCTCGTGCCACGCCTGAATGCATCTTCACGAGCAGCAGGTGCAGCAGGAAGTGCTCTCGAGGTGTTACACTCACGAGGTTCTCAGCAGCGTTTGTTCCTCCAAGGGAGGCAGGGATAATGTGGTGCTTCTCCAACCTACCCGTGTAACTGTCACCGTTTGTTACATACCGAGCACGGGCTTGTGATACAATAGCATCATAGCATCTGTGGTAGTTCATCTCTGCTACACCTCCGATAACTTACGGATATTTACATGGCAAAAACGATCGAACAGCGTTTCGTGAAGTTGAGTGAGGTAGATCATGTCCTCCTCCGCCCCGGTCGCTACATCGGTTCCATCAAGCCCCACACCGCCGTCGAGTTCGTGCCGAACGTCAAGTCCGCCACGGACGTGTCGATGGTCAAGGGCCAGTACACGTACAACCCCGGCTTCCTCAAGCTCTTCGACGAGGTCATCAGCAACTCGGCTGACCACTCGAAGCGGCCCGAAGGCAAGCACCTCGACACCATCCGCGTCGAGGTGGACCAGGCCAAGGGCGAGATCACGGTCTACGACAACGGCGGCATCCCCGTCGTGAAGCACAAGGAGTACGACCAGTGGGTGCCGGAGATGATCTTCGAGCTCCGCGCTGGCACGAACTTCGACGACAGCGAGGAGCAGACCCTCACCGGCCAGAACGGTGAAGGTGCCGCGCTCACCTGCATCTTCTCGACCAAGTTCCGCGTCGAGACCTGCGACGGCAAGAACCGCTTCCTGATGACGTTCAGCGAGAACTCGCAGCACCGTCCCGCAGCGAAGGTCGAGCCGGCCAAGGGCGACAAGGGCTACACCCGCATCACGTACATTCCCGACTTCGAGAAGCTGGGCATGTCCGGCATCGACGGCGACAACATGAACATGCTGCTCGCTCGGGTCTACGAGGTGGCAGCCACCAACACGCACCTCAAGGTCTACTTCAACGGCACCCGCGTGATGACGCGGTCGTTCAAGGACTACATCGAGATGTTCACCGGCCCGAACGGTGAGTACGTCTTCGACGACGGCGACAGCTTCAAGGTCGGCGTGGCCAAGTCCGACGACGGCTTCATCCACACCAGCTTCGTGAACACGAGCCGCACCAAGACCGGTGGTTCGCACATCACCTACGTGGTGAACCAGATCGTCGACGCGGTTCGCGAGCACATCAAGAAGAAGCACAAGGTCGAGGTCAAGCCAGCCGACGTTCGCAACCACATGCACCTCTTCGTGGACGCGACGATCGTCAACCCGCGCTACTCGAGCCAGACCAAGGACGAGCTCATCACCGAGCCCAGCGCCTTCGGCCGCACCTGGACGGTGCCTGAGAAGTTCATCGCCAAGCTGCTCAAGACCGAGATCGTCAAGGCGATCCTCGACTGGGTCGCTGCGAAGGAGCAGGCCGCGCTGATGGCCGACCTCCGCAAGGCGAACAAGGACGTCGTGCAGACGAACTACCGTCGCGTGGACAAGTTCGCCGACGCTCTCGAGAAGCACAAGCGCCATGAGTGCATCCTCTTCCTCGCCGAGGGTGACTCCGCTGCCAAGTCCCTCTTCGCGGCCCGCGGCAAGAACCCGCTCATCGGCACCTTCCCGCTGAAGGGCAAGCCGCTGAACGTTCGCGAGAAGGACATCGCTCGAGTGCTCGGTCTGGACAAGAAGAAGGAGCGCGAGAAGGAAGGCAAGAAGACGGAGCCGAACGAGATCCAGAAGATCCTCACGATCCTGGGCCTGCAGATCGGCGTGCCGGTCAAGTCCCTCCACGACCTCAACTTCGGCAAGGTCGCCTTCGCGAACGACGCCGACGTGGACGGCTCGCACATCGCCGGCCTGCTCATGAACCTCTTCGACACCTTCTGGCCGGAGCTGTTCAAGATGGGCTTCGTCCACATCCTCCGCACGCCGACCGTGAAGGTCTACCTCAAGGACAAGACCGTCCTCGAGTTCTTCACCGAGCGCGAGTTCAAGGAATGGGCCAAGTCCGAAGGTGCTCGCACCAAGGGCTGGAGCCACCGCTACTTCAAGGGCCTCGGCACTACCAAGACCCCCGACTTCGTGCCGTACATGGAGAACCTGGACAAGTACCTGTTCCAGGTGACCGTTGACGGTGACGAGGACAAGCAGGCCATCGACCTCGCCTTCAACGGTGAACGCGCCGACGACCGCAAGAAGTGGCTGGAGACGCCGGCCGGCAACTTCGAGGACTTCATCGCCGAGGCGGTGTAAGCCACAACCAAGAGAGGAACACATGGTCGAACTCGATCCTAACAAGGACACTGGGCTTCAGCTGGCTCAACAGGCACTCAAGTCCGCCGAGCTACAGCTTCACGAGGCTAAGGATCAATTGGAGAAGGCGTTTAAGGCGCTCGATCTGGCTCAAGGCCGCGTGTACTACGAGACGTTCAAGCCAAAGCGGCACGAGGTCCTCAACCCGACCACGCAGCAGACGGCGGACCACCTCTACACGCTGTGCATGCAGCTGGGCTACCGCTTCGCGGTGCTCAACGACACGGTGCACTTCGCTGGCCGGCCGGGCGAGCAGCTCGTCAACACCGGCAAGAAGCTCTCCGAGCTGCCTGCATGAGCAACGTCAACCCCGATGACTTCTTCCTCCTCGCGAGCTCTGAGGAGCGGGCAGTCATCGAGTGGCTCAAGTCCCGGAAGGTGCAGCGCCTCGTCAAGAAGGGTGCTGACTTCGCCATCGTCTTCAGCCGGAAGTCCGGCATCGGCGTGACTGTGACCGCCACCGTGAAGCTCGGAGACGAGATCCTCTCCGAGGATGTAACGAGCTACGAGAGCTGGTAACAGCCCGCTCATGTTACACACTTCCGCTCAGGATGTGATACAATAGCCACATGAAGAAACCTACCGCCCCTGCAGTCTCTGGTCCCGTGAACGCCCGCCGCATTCCCATGCGGTACTTCTTCGACACGGCGTTCAAGGAGTTCTCGCTGTACGACAACGTACGGTCGATCCCGAAGCTGACCGACGGCCTCAAGCCCGCGCACCGCAAGGCCATCTACGGCACGCTGACCCGCGGCGAGAACGCCGGCCTGATCCAGGTGGAGCGCCTCGCCTCAGTCGTCGCTGCCGCCACCGACTACCACCACGGCACCGGCTCCATGGCCTCGACGATCGTCGGCATGGCCAACAACTACCCCGGCTCCAACAACCTCAACCTCTTCGTGCCGGAAGGCCAGTTCGGTTCGCGCCTGACGGCGGAGTCCGCTGCCCATCGCTACATCGAGACGAAGCTCTCGCCCTGGTTCCGCGCCCTCTTCCCGAAGGCCGACGACGCCGTCCTCGAGTACAACGAGGTGGATGGCGACCGCATCGAGCCGAAGACCTACGCCCCGCTGCTGCCGCTGGTTCTCGTGAACGGCGCGCAGGGCACCGGCACCGGCCACGCGTGCCTGATCATGAGCTACAACCCTGACGAGGTCCGCGAGGCCTGCCTTCAGGTGCTCAACGGCAAGAAGCTCAAGGACGGCGGTCTGACGCCGTGGTTCAACGGCTTCAGCGGCACCGTCGTGCGCAACTCCGAGACCGGCCAGGTCGTGATCACGGGCAAGCTCGAGGTGGTCAACAGTACCACCATCAAGATCACCGAGCTGCCGATCGGCACCTACCTCGACCAGTACAAGGCCCGCCTCAACAAGCTCGAGGACGACGGCTTCATCAAGGACTACGAGGACCGCTCTACCGAGGCCGGCTTCGACTTCACCATCACGGCACCGCGCTCGACGACGGCTCTCTCCGAGGAGGAGCTCTACAAGAAGTTCGGTCTGATCTCGCGCGACACTGAGAACTACACCGTGTGGAACATCGAGGGCGTTCTCCAGCGGTTCGAGTCCGCCGAGGACCTCATTCGCGCCTTCGTGCCGTGGCGGACGGCCATGATGGAGAAGCGCCGGCAGCACATCATCGCCGACCTCAAGGAGCAGGTTCGCTTCCAGTCCGAGGTGGTGCGCTTCATCAAGTTCTACCTGTCCAACGTCAACACGTTCAAGAACACCGGCAAGAAGGAGCTCGTAGAGCTGCTGCTCGCCAACAAGTTCGTGGACTACGAGCGCCTCCTCTCGATGGCCATCTGGTCGCTGACGAAGGACCGCATCGCTGAGCTGGAGAAGAAGCTGGCCGAGCTCAAGTCCGAGCTGGCCAAGGTCGAGGCCGACAACGCCGTCGACATGTACAAGCGCGAGCTCAAGGCGCTGGAGGTCTGAAGTGGCAGAGGGGCCGATGACCTACCCGAAGCGGTGGTATTTCTACAACCGCCGGGTCTTCTTCACGTATCGCTACAACTACGAAGTCTACGACAACTCGTACCTTGGTGGTCTGTGGCACTGCATGGAGCAGTGGGCCATCTCCTTCGGCTTCAAGGTCAAGACGGGCAAGTGGTTCTGCAACGAGACGTGGTACTACGACGGCCACACCTACCGCGAGATCACCTTCGCTGGTCTGACGTTCGGCAAGATGTTCACCTACGACGCGCGCCCGTACGACGGGCACCCAGTTCTGCCATGAGCGCGAAGTCCGCCCACTGGACGCCGTCCCTCGCATGAGCCCGCTCTACACCTCCAAGGTTCTCGGCCTGACGCTGGCTCTGGACGCGCTGACGTCAGTCAGCAAGCCGCTCTTCCTCACCGGCAACTGGGAGGTTGAGGACACGGACGAACCGCAGGACAGGTTCCTTGGTGTGTGCTTCTTCTACACGCTCGCTGGCCAGCAGCACCGCTACCACCGCCTTCTGCGCTACGGCCCTACGCGTGCCGTAGGAGAAGCACCTGATCCTCTGCTCAGCATCGGTGAAGAGGTCTACCGGCAGAAGGTCATCAACAGCGAGTTTCGCAGCACCGACGTGGTGTTCGTGATGCAGGGAGGTCGTCCTGCTGCGCTCGTAAACCTGCAGCGTGACATCGACCAACTCGTGGCTGCCTGGCAGGCATGGAAGGTGATACAATACAACCTGGAGACCAAGCAGGAGCCGGTCTCCAGCTCCTAACCACGGATGGTCCGTGGATCTAACCTCGTGAGAGGCTGACGCATTGTGCAGGCGACCGAAGGCTGCTAACCTAGAACCGCAGCAACAGAAAGATGAACATGCGCGTTCAACTCCTTGATACCACTCCCTTCTGGACCGGCGCACTGGCCGAGAAAACGCAGGGCCTCGCGGCCAAGCACATGTCCACCGTCGTCACCGACGACAGCTTCCTGGACAAGCTGCTTCTCGAGACGCTCGAGGGTGTCGGCCCCACCAGGCTGGACGCGATGATCTGTCTCGGCGCCCTCGGCGACGTGTGGCTGCAGGACCCCGCCAAGCTGCTGAAGAAGTACGACCTCAAGAGCGTCGACGCTCAGGGCTGGATGCAGTTTACACCGAAGCCCGAGAACCAGGTCGAGTTCTTTGAGATCACCGACGCGCACGTTGCCGGCGGCGCCAACTTTCTCCAGGGAACCTGGGGCAAGGAGATCGACGGCATCAAGAACCTGCAGGCCTTCAAGGTCGGTGACTTCGTGGCCCGCCAGACCTACGATCACTCGGACCAGTGGGTCGTGGCCCGCAAGATCTGGCTCAACAGCTACACGGCAAAGTGATGAAAGATCGACGTTCAGCTCGCCCCTTCGGCTACCGCAGCACCGTCTACGGCGATGAGAGCACGCCTCTCATCAAGGTGCAGCTGCACGAGCTGGACGTCGATGAGCAGCTCGCCCTCGAGCTGGTTCCACGGTACGAGGACGAGCGCTCCACGCTGGAGCTGAAGAAGCACCGTGACGGGCTGAAGCCCTCAGAAATCGGTCGCCTAGCTGAGCTTGACGCGCTGATCAACGAGGTTCGGTCAAACTGCCGCCACCGCGTCTTCTATGATGAGGCCGGTTTTCTCTACGGCATGCGCTACTGCGCCTGCTGCGGCGACTACAGGGGGCTTGTGTGATCCGCCGCCTGGCCCACTTCCTCGCGTACGCCTCCTACTGGCCTGAGAGCTGGAAGCCACGGGTCGAGCAGCTCCTGTACTTCTGCCTGTGGTTTGAAATCGTCGGAGCCGCCGCCATTCTCTTCATTCAACTCTTCTTCGCTAAAGCAGCATGAGCAAGCGTGACTACTACGAGGTTCTCGGTGTAGCCAAGAGCGCCACCGAGGAAGACATCAAGAAGGCCTACCGCAAGCTGGCCATGAAGTACCACCCTGACCGCAACCAGGGCGAAGGCTCCAAGGAAGCTGAGGAGAAGTTCAAGGAGGTCAAGGAGGCGTACGAGCAGCTGTCTGACGCGCAGAAGCGAGCCGCCTACGACCAGCACGGCCACAGCGGGCCGCAGTACGGCCACTCCGAGATGGACGACATCCTCGACCAGCTGCGCCGCGCTCGAGGTGGCATGGGTGGCTTCCGCCACTTCAAGATGACGCACGAGATGCAGGCGCCAGTCACGCTGAAGGAGGCGTACGAGGGCTTCGAGGTCGACATCGACGGCAAGAAGTTCAAGATCCAGCCTGGCACTCCGTTCGGCTACCGCACGCCGATCGACGTGGATGAGAACCTCACCGTTGTGGTGCAGACCATCATCAACGACCCGAACTTCAAGGTCACCGACCCGCGCACCTGCGGCTTCTCACAGAAGCTGTACGACGGCATCAACTGCGCCGTGCTTGAGACCAGCCCAGTCGAGACCACGATCGACGTCGATGCGCTGGACCTGATGCTCGGCGCCTGGGTGAAGACAACGGACTTCCTCGGTGAAGAGCTTCTCGTGCGCATCCCAGCCGGCTTCCAGCCCGGCCAGCGCCTGAAGGTGAAGGGCAAGGGCTACGTCAACTGGATCCACCAGCTGAAGCGGCCTGAGCACTTCCGCGGCGACATGTTCGTACTCGTTCGACCGACCGTGAAGCCCGCCAAGGAGCTCGACCCTGAGAAGGTGAAGGCCCTCTACACCCTCGTCTGTGGACAACCGGAGACCAAAGCATGAACCTCATCCAAACTCTCGTCAACGCCGTCTTTGCTACGATCATGACGCTGGTCATGACGTACCTCGCCAAGGTCACCGCCGACACCGCCTTCATCATCGGCGTGGTGGTCTTCATCGGCCTGGAGATCCGCGCTGACCTGCGCCGCGTCGAGCAGCGCCTGAAGGAAAACCACTTCTTCCTCGACACCGAGCGCGATGAAGAAGAGGCGTGATGCTGAAGATAGAAACCAAGCTGGTCAAGGTCATTTCAGGTGGCCAGTGCGGCGTTGACCAGGGCGCGCTTGCTGCCGCGAGAGAGGTGGGCCTCCTGACCGGTGGCACAGCGCCGAGGGGCTACCGCACCACGCACGGCCCCTGTCACCTGCTCCGCCACTTCGGGCTGGAGGAGCACGACAGCCCGGACTACCCACCGCGCACTGAGGAGAACGTCAAGAACAGCGACGCGACCCTCATCATCGCCTGCGACCTCAGCTCTGCAGGTGAGGTGCTGACGATGAACCTGTGCCGTCGGCATGACAAGCCGTTTCACGTCATCGAGGTGGTGCCGCAGGAAACTGAGCGCCAGTTCTACGCGTACCTCGACAGCCAGGTTGCCACGGCGGCTGAGGCCTTCTTCAGCGAAGTTCGTCCTCGCATCCTGAACGTGGCAGGCAACCGCGACCAAGGTGACAGCCCAGCTATGTACCTCGTGACGCAGTACGTCATCGTTCGGCTGGTTCAGGAGCTGAGCAACCTCGACCTGGTATTGCGCGACACTGACCTCTGAAGCGGGTTACAATGAAGGCATGACTACCCTCAAAGAGCGTTCCAAGTACCTGTCCTACCTGCTGCGCCACGCCCCTGAGAAGGCCGGCCTGACCCTCGACAAGGAGGGCTGGTGCTCAACCACGCAGCTGGTCCGCAACACCGACTTCACGCTGATGGAGCTGGATGAGATCGTCCGGCTTGACGAGAAGCAGCGCTACTCGTTCGACGATGAGCTGAAGTCCAACATCCGCGCCAACCAAGGCCACAGCACCGAGAAGGTCAAGATCACCTTCAAGCGCGCAGTTCCACCAACCGTGCTGTACCACGGCACCAGCGATGAAGCTGCAGCGAAGATCTGGGCCGAAGGACTGAAGCCGATGAGCCGACACCATGTCCACCTCTCAGCCGACCTGGAGACAGCCCAGGCAGTTGGTGGCCGGCGCAAGCGCGACCTTGCCATCTTCCACGTCGACGCGAAGTGGATGCTGGCAGATGGTCACCAGTTCTACATCTCTGACAACGGAGTGTGGCTTGTTGATGCCGTTCCGCCCAAGTACCTTAGGCTCGTCAAATGATCGACCACAACCCTGACCATCTCGAGTTCCACATGAACGCTGAGTACGACTACCTCGACCTGCTGCGCTACATCCTCGAGAAGGGTGAGGACCGCGGCGACCGCACGGGTACCGGCACCCGCGCTACCTTCGCGCACACGCTGAACATCGACCTCAGCAAGAAGTTTCCGCTCCTGACCACGAAGTCGGTGCCGTTCAAGTCGGTACTGAGCGAGCTGCTGTGGTTCATTGAGGGCAGCGGCGACGAGCGCCGCCTCGCCGAGATCCTGCACGGTACCCGCGACCCTTCCAAGAAGACCATCTGGTCACCGAATGCCGAGGGCACGAGCGGTTCCAAGTTCAAGCCCGCCTACCCAGGAGACCTGGGCCGGGTGTACGGCGTACAGTGGCGCAAGTGGCAGCACGTCAAGCTGAAGGACGCGGCGGACCACCTCAGCCACCCCGATGGTGGCATCACGTACTTCGACGCTCGAGTGCTCGTGGAGGAGGTCGACCAGCTCAAGGACGTCATCAACAAGCTGAAGACCAATCCCACCGACCGACGCATCATCATGACTGCCTGGAACCCAGGCGAGCTCAGCGAGATGGCCCTCCCGCCGTGCCACATGTTCGTGCAGTTCTACCTGTCGAACGACCGCAAGCTGAGCGCGCAGATGTACCAGCGCAGCGTCGACACCTTCCTCGGTCTGCCCTTCAACATCGCCTCGTACGCCCTGCTGGTGCACATGATCGCGAACGTGATCGACGCGGTTCCTGGCACGCTGACGCTGAACCTCGGCGACACGCACATCTACAGCGACCATCTTGACCAGGTGCGCGAGCAGCTCACCCGCGCACCTCGTGGGCTGCCGACGCTGAAGATCAAGCGTAAGGTCGACAGCATCGATGACTTCACGATGGACGACTTTGAGCTGATCGGCTACGATCCGCACCCGCCGATCAAGGCGCGGATGGCCGCATAAAGGACGGAAATGGGACACTACGCCTCTGAGATGCAGTGCGATCATTGCGGTCGCCTGCGCTGCACCTGCCCACTACCACCTGACAAGACCGCAAACTACTGGCTCGTGGCAGAGGACTACAGGGTCATGCGCGCCAAGGACTACGCTGACAGCAAAGGACACGGCGGACTTGCCTACTTGGCACGCATGATGAAGAAGCATCACAAGAAGCGCGAAGACGCTGAAGCTGAAGCGCGTCTCCGCTGCGAGGCTGCAGTCGAAGCTGCGCGCGAGCAGCTCACCCGCCTGAAGAAGGTGCTCAAGGTCGAGCGTCCTTGGGAGAAGAAGTGAAGTCATTCTACCGCTACCTCCGCCCGGTTCGCTTCGACACGTCGCGGCTGGAGTTCAACACGCTTCCCAACGGTGGCGTCTGCCTGCGCTTCGATGAGAACGAATGGGCGGGTCTGACGTTCTCCGCAGCCCGCTGCCATGAGGACGACCACTTCAACAAGGGCGTGGCACGCAAGATCGCTGACAGCCGGATGGCTGTCATCAAGAACGATCCCCGTCTGCTTGAGGCCGCCAGCATTCCGTACGTCACCGAGGACACCAACGACCTGGCTGCCCTCGTGATCGACCGCTGCGAGCAGTGGCAGCCGTCGCCGGAAACCCACACTCTCGTCTCCCACTACCTGTCCATCGAGTGGAAGGGGCTGGCGCAGCAGCTCTTCAAGCTGCTTCTGCAGAACTCCCAGGAGCGGGAGAAGGGCGCCGCCTTCATCACCGCAGCCCACGCGCTTGAGCTGGCAGCTGCCTATCAGGAGAGAATGCGTGGAGCATAAGGTCGGTGATCTGCTGTCCGTGGAGCAGGGCATCATCCTGCACCAGGTGAACTGCCAGGGCAAGATGAACTCAGGAGTGGCCAAGGCCATTCGTGAGAAGTGGCCGGTCGTGTTTGAGGAGTACCTCGATCACTGCCATTCAGGTGTTGTCGCCGAGGACGTGCTTGGCACTGCCCAGGTGATCAAGGTAGGCACCGACCTCTGGGTCGCGAACCTCTTCGGTCAGCTGAACTACGGATACGACGGTCGCCGCTACACCTCCTACGACGCGCTTGACAGCGGGCTGGCAGCTGTGGCGGCATGGATGTTCGAGAACAACTTCACCAGTGCAGATGCGCACCACCCGCTGCTCGGCAGTGACCGGGGTGGAGCCTGCTGGGGAGTGGTGGCTGCGCTGATCAAGCACCGCATCGGCGATCGAACCACGCTGTGGACGCTTCCCTTCCAGGAGAGGGTCTAAATAGCCGGTCACCCAACCGGTACCGCAATGCAGCTCATCTCTCAGCTTCAGGAAGCCTCCGACCTGCCCCTTGAGCAGGTCGTTCCGGCCATGAAGAAGGACAAGCGGGTCAACCAGATCTTCAAGAAGCTGGAACCCGACGACGTGGACGACTGGAAGACCCTGATCGCCACGCTCAAGTACTACTTCTTCAACAACCAGAACGTTGTCAGGTACCTTGACACCGACAAGGAGCACAGCGAGTACCTGTCGCGTCGGTCGTTCCGCTACCTTCGCGGACGCATCCACAAGAACGAGGTGCTTGACCGCTACGACCTTGAGCTGATCCGCAACATGGTCAACGCCCTTCCCAAGGAACTGGAGAAGGACGTCAAGCCGCAGGCCCGTTCAGGCATCAGCAACGCGCTGGATCAGTGGCTCGGTGGCAGCCGGCCGCACATGACCGCCCATGCCGCTGTGCTGTTTGCCTCCTTCCCAAGCGTTCGTCCCAAGAAGCCGGTAGTCGTCTACCGTGGTGTCATGTTCAACGAGAAGGACCTCAGCGAGGAGCCCGACTACAACGGCACCATGACAGTCGGTAGCGGTGTCAAGTTCCTGCGCTCGATGCGCGAGGGCAAGCGGATTGCCGACCTGGAATGGGATGAGTACACCAGCTGGACTACGGACCCTAAGCGCGCCAGAAACCAGGCGATGGGCAACGAGTACAGCTATGTTGACAGCGAGAAAATGAGCTACCGCGGCCGCCTTGGCTTCGTCATCACGATGCTGGCTGATCCAAAGGACATCGTCGTTGACAGTCGCCTCGTACCAGCAGAGTACAAGTACGTGCCAGCCGACACCATCGTCGTCAAGCCAGGTAAGTACACGTGCCGCGTGATCCGCCGCTTCAGCCCCACAGGTGAAGAGGACGTGCTGCACCGCAACAGCGAGCTGGAGGGGGAGCTGGAGAACATGGAGGAGATGCTGACGCTCCTCAACCGCATCATCAAGCTGCCGTACCCGTACCCTGAGGTTGCAGGCGACGGCATCAGCGGCCGTACCGATGTCAAGCTCTACGCGCAGCTCATCAAGCCGGAGGCTGCTGAGAAGATCGACAAGGTCATCGATCAGGTGCACGCCGTCTTCAATGAGCACCTGCAGCACATCGACCGCGCTGAGCTTGAGAAGGCTGCAGGCGGACGGTTCGGAAAGATTGCTACAGCCATCAAGGGGCTGCAGAAGCAGTTCACTGACTTTGTGACCACGAAAAGAGGCGTGAGCCGCTACGACAGGGGCGAGAGCGCGCCGCGTCATACGGTTCCAGCTTCCACCGCCCGCCTTTCAAGCGGCTACAGTCACTCGCGCTCCATTCGCAGCATCGGGGCAGCAACCGCCCGCTACCGGGACTGGAGCACCGGCTCTGGTCTCATTGCGCTATCGCACCTTCTCGGGGTTCCAATTCTGAAGGACAGCCACCAGCGCGGTCACAAGGACCAGCAGAAGTGGCTGAGCGACATCATTGCCGCCTACTCGAAGCAGGTGCGCCCAATTCCATCTGACAACAAGGCCGGAGCTGCCGCAATAGCCGCCGACACCGACATCTTCATGCAGAACGTCAAGCAGCTGGGCTATCTGAAGGATGCCAAGGAGCTGCTGGCGCAGCTGGAAGGCTAAATAGCCAAGCATTTTTCCTGCCGATCATGTCCCGCACCTTCAAGCAGTTCCTTACGGAAAGCACCATCACCTTCGATACGAAGGACATCTCCTCTACTGGAAAGCAGAAGGGGCGCGAGGCGCTGCTCAAGGCAGCAGGTCTGTCCGCGCAGGACTACGCGAAGATGAAGTCGTACTTCAAGCCGGCAACAGCAGCGAACTTCGTCTCAGCGTACAACGCGTTCGTCGACGCCTTCCCGAAGCAGGCAGCAGCCATCAACGCCACGAAGCCAGAAGGCATCGGTCCTGGTGAGATGGTCATGTACTTCGTATTCAACAACGTCGGCATCGGTGGCAAGAACGCGCCAATTGACATCTACCTGGACGGCAAGGAGTTTGCTGAAACCAAGGGCGGTCGAAAGCGCGGTTCAAGCGAGCTGAACAACTTCAAGATTACCAAGGACGGCGACAAGGCAGTCACGCAGCTGCTCAAGGACTTGGCCAAGTTCAACGACAAGTACGAAGAGATCACCGGTGAGGAGCTGGAAGGGTGGAAGGGCTCAGGCGCCGCCACGACCGACAGCCTACGTGCCTGGAAGGACATCGACCTCAAGGACCTGGCAAAGACCACCAAGGGCGGCTCCAAGAAGAACATCGACCTCGTTCTGAAGAAGGACGGCGACCTCCTCCGCAAGGGTGAGGAAGACCCGCTCATGAACGTCAAGACGGACAAGAGCGTCGCGCCGATCAAGAAGCTGATCAGCGGTGAGGGCTCGGTCGCCGTCGACGACGCCATCAGCACGATCGACAAGATCATCCAGCGCTGGGTAGACCAGGCGTTCTCGGACTACATTGAGGGCAAGCGCTTCGCGCTCGTCGAAACTGGCAACCTGAAGCTGCGCTTCTTTGGGAAGCTCACGAAGGACATGCTCGGACTGGACTACACCAACCGAAACCAGCCGTACGCAGTGGTCAACTTGGCACCATCTACGAAGTCCAAGGGCAAAGCTAAGGCTGAAAAGCCGGCTGAGGAAGCTGAGGAATGAAGCACTCAGAGATCTACGACAAGCACACCGATCGTCGAAAGGGCGGCGGCAAGCCGAAAAAGTTTAAGGAAAACAAGGACTTTGACGCCCGTCAACGCCGCGTTTCCTTCAAGAACTACGTTCGGGAGCTTGAGGAAGAGCTGCTGGAGCAGGACCTGAACGACGATCTACCTCCTCAGGAGTAAGTCGCCTCAAACCCCGGTCCCGTAAATAGGGACATCACAAGGGTGCCAGCATGCTCGTAGTACCACTCAAGGGCGACAAGATCGAAACGAAGGACGGCGTGGAGTTCACCGTGCTCTCCTTCTCCAACTACAAGGACAAGGGACCGGCGGTTTACGTCGAGCACACTCCCTCAGTCCCGTCTGACGCCGTCTACTTCTTCGACATCCACAAGATCAACGGCAAGGTCGTTGAGTTCGTGCCTGGTCAGAAGGTCTTCCGCGCCACTGGTGAGCTGAAGCGCCGCTACCAGCTGCCGCAGGTGAACGACACCGTCACCTTCCGCGGCAAGGAAGGCAGCACCGACTTGGTAGTCACCGGCCTGAAGCTGCACAAGAAGAACGAGCTTGCCAAGGGCCTGTTCGTCGTCGGTACAGAGAAGGACAGCGACGAGAAGGTTTACGTTCGCCTTGACCAGATCACCGACATCAAGCGCGACATCGGCAACGACATGTTCAAGCGCGACAGCTTCCTGTCGTACTACTCTGACTACAGGGGCTCTCGGTGACCAAGCTGCTCAACCAAGTGGCGGCTGGTAAGACCAAGACCGCATTTCAAACCTATACCATCCAGCACGGCATCGAGCGCATTCCGGTGCAGGTGCCTCTCGCTGAAGCTGCAGCGTTCGAGCAGAAGTTTGCTGCGCTTGCAGACAAGTCGAAGGCCAACCTGCTGGAGCTGCTTCAATCGGTAGGCGGAAAGGTGAGGACCTAACGTGGCCGACAAGCAGTTGTTTACCAACAACGCGATCTCCCTGCTCGCGTCAAGCATCTCTGCCTCAGCCACCTCGCTGCAGGTGATGGCAGGCTACGGCAACCTCTTCCCGAGCCCTGGCCCTGGTGAGTACTTCCTCATCACGCTTGAAGATGAGAGCGCCACCGTTCGCGAAATCGTTCGCGTCAACAGCCGAGTTGGTGATGTTCTCGGCGGCCTCGTTCGCGCCCAGGAAGGAACGATCGCACGGGCCTGGACATCAGGTCCTGGTGTTGACACGCTTGTTGATCACCGCGTCACCGCTGAGACGATGCGCCTGGCGATGGAGCTCCCTGAGCTCTCGCTGAACGGTCTCACAGATGTCAACACGACAGGCGCAGTAGCTGGTCAGGTCCTCAAATTCAATGGCACCGACTGGGTGCCAGGCACCGACAACTCAGGCAGCGGTGGTGCAACCGCCCTTGACCAGCTTACCGACGTTGACACCTCGACCACGCCTCCGGCAGTTGGTCAGACCCTGAAGTGGAACGGTACGAACTGGGTTCCTGGCAACGACAACGACACGATCTTCACGCCAGGTTCCATCAACGCGTTCACTGACGTTGATACCGCCACGGTTCCACCCACCGTCGGCCAGTCGCTGGTCTGGAACGGCACCAACTGGGTACCGCAGACCATCAGCGGCGGCAGCGGAACTGCATGGATCTACGGTGAGAACACCGGCCCCACCCTCATCGATCCGGGCTGGACAGTTCCCATCAGCATCGCCACCTACTCAGCCGACAACCGCACCTTCAAGTTCCTGGTCACCGTCACCATGGCATCGAACGGCAACTCAGAAAGCTTTGAGGTGCTGGCGAACGTTGAAGGCAACATCGTGGCCAACACCGAAACTGTCACGTGGGTTCGGTATGGCCGCATCGGCCACAAGTTCTCGGGTCAGTTTTCCATCATGCTTGTTCCCACAATGAACATGCTAGAAGCGGTGTGGCAGAACACCGAAGCGCAGCAGGTGCGCGTAATGTGCACCAGAATTCAACACGCGGCATAAATACGCCGTCACAGACCAACAACGGTTACCCCTCTAGGAGACACCAAACATGTCATTCGACTTCTTCCGCATTGAGCGTGGCCTGGACCTCGACGACGGTTCAGTCCAGTATCTGCAAGGCCTTGGTGCTCCTGGCGCCGCTGGCGATACCGCAGCAGCTCCTGTCGGCTCGGTCTACACCGACAACAGCGACGGCTCGCTCTACACCAAGATCCTCTCCGGCACTGGCACTGACAAGTGGCAGAAGATGGCCTCGGAGCAGTACGTCAACAACGCCGTTGGCGCAACGATCAGCTGGCGCGAGCCTGCAGTCGTTCGTGACAACGTCGCTACGACGCTGCCGACCGGCACCGCCACCCAACCGATCGTCATCGACGGTGTTTCCATCACCCAAGGCCAGCGCGTCCTCTTCAGCGCCCTGACTGGCGGCGGTGGCAAGAACATCTACGTCTACGACCAAGGCACCGGCACCTTCACGGAAGACGCGAACCAGGAAACCAGCGGCGACGCCGTCTTCATCCAGTCGGGTACCTCCGCTGGTAAGACGTACGTCTTCAACGGCGCCAACTGGGTCCAGTCTGACCAGGCATCGCTCGACGAAGAAGGCTACATCCGCGCCTACATCGGCAAGCCGACCGCCGGCAGCGTTTCGCCGACCTACACGTCGACCAACTTCGTTGTTCAGTCGTCTGACCTGACGGCCGCCGTCTCGGCTCTCGACGCTGAGTTCGGTCCGAACGTCTCGCTCGGCAACTTCATCGACCCGGCCTTCAAGGTCAACGCCAACATCCAGGCCCTCGACACCGAGATCGGCCCGAACGTCACCAACGGCGGCTGGATCCTGGCTGCCAACAGCGTCAACCAGAACCTCCAGGTTCTTGACACGCACCTCGGCGTTCCGTTCCTCGCTGGCAACTTCATCAGCGCTGGTCAGACGGTCTCTGCAGCTGTCACCGCTCTTGACGTTGAGATCGGCCCGAACGTTGTCAACGGCAACTTCATCCTTGCCGCCAACAAGGTCAACCAGAACATCCAAGCTCTGGACAACGAGATTGGTGCCAACGTCACGACGGCTGGCTACATCTCCTCTGGCAACACCGTCAACCAGAACATCCAGGCCCTCAACACCGCGCTGACCAACAACAGCACGGAAGTCACCGTCACCAACGTCACGTCGATCCAGACCATCGACACCGTCGCTGGTGCCAAGGCTGCCAAGTGGCTGGTTCGCGTTGAGCTGGTTGCTGACCCAACCCGCGTGTACGCCACCGAGGTCTACGCTGTTACCGACGGCACGACCAGCGACTACACCCGCTACGCCACCCTCAAGCTCGGCACCTCGATCCCGGGTCTGGCTGTGACGGTCGACATGAACGGTGCAGACCTGCGCCTCCGTGCTGCAGCTACCGGCGCCGTCAACGTCACCGCTCACCGCGTTGGCGTGATCCTCTAAATCACCTTAGGCGGTTTTCCAAAGGCAAAGGACCCGTAAGGGTCCTTTGCTGCATAAATATGCAGTGACTTACACGAGGCTTTCACGTGGCTGATCTCTCACTTGCGTTCGATGCTGAAAACGGCATCGTCATCGATGACGCCGTTGCAATCATCTACGGCAGCAACAACCCTGCCATCTCAGGTGAGCCTGCGCCCGTCGGTTCCCTGTACATGCGCGTCGGTGTTGGTGAGCTCTACCAGAAGGTAGGACCTAGCGACACGCAGTGGAACATCTTCACGCAGGGCTTCGACCAGCTGCTGCGCATCTCGGCAACCGACACCACGTCGGACTACCTGAACAACAAGCTGCTCGTCTCATCGAACTTCACGAAGACCATCAGCAACCCAGCTGGTAATGAAACACTGACGATTGAGCTGAGCTCCACAGGAGTGGGTCCAGGCACCTACCGCTCGGTGACTGTCGATGGCTTTGGCCGTGTGACGGCTGGTACCAACCCAACCACCCTCGCTGGCTACGGCATCACCGACGCGCAGCCGCTCGATGCGACGCTCACGTCTCTCGCTGCCTACAACACGAACGGCCTGTTGACGCAGACGGCTGCTGACACCTTCGTTGGTCGTACCATTGCCGGCACGACCAACCAGATCACGGTGACCAACGGCAACGGCGTTGCTGGTAACCCAACGCTGTCGTTTCCATCGACAACGCTTACGTTTCCTGGCACTGCTGGTGTTATTCTTCCGCGTGGCACAACTGCGCAGCGCGTAGCAACTACTGCGTACACCCGCTTCAACAACGACACGGCTGCCCTGGAATACTACAACGGTACCGTTTGGGTCTCGCTTGTTGCTTCTACTGGCGGCACGGTCACGAGCGTCGCCACATCACAACCAGCTCAGGGTTTGACCGTCACGGGCGGCCCTATTACCACGTCTGGCACGCTCACCTTTGCGCTTGCCAATGACCTCGCTGCAGTTGAGGGTCTTGCAACGACTGGCCTCGCGGTACGTACCGCCACCGACACATGGACCACTCGATCGGTGGCTGGTACGACGAACCGCACCACGGTCACCAACGGAGATGGCGTCGCAGGCAACCCAACTGTGGACATCGCCGCCACCTACGCTGGCCAAACGTCGATCACCACGCTTGGCACGATCACCACTGGCGCCTGGCAAGGTACGACCATCGGAACTGCCTTCGGCGGTACTGGTCGTACGACCATCGGCAACGCCAATGAGGTGCTTGCCGTCAACACGACTGCGACCGGTCTTGAGTATAAGTCAGTCACTGCTGGAACGGGCATCGGCCTGTCCATCACCGCTGGCAACATCAACATCACCAACACTGGTGTAACGTCCATCACCGGTACTGCCAACCAGGTGATCGCATCTGGTTCAACTGGCGCTGTCACGCTCTCCCTGCCGCAGAGCATTAACACCGGCGCTACTCCAACGTTCGCGCAGATCAACGTTGCTGCTGACCCAACGTCGGCGCTGCAGGTAGCAACCAAGCAGTACGTTGACGCGGTCATTCAGGGCATTGACCACAAGCAGTCGGTGAAGGCCGCCTCGACTGGCAACCTCACCCTCTCAGGCACGCAGACCGTCGACGGCATTGCACTTGTCGCAGGTGACCGCGTTCTGGTCAAGGACCAGGCGACCACCTCGCAGAACGGTATCTACGTTGTCGCTGCTGGTGCTTGGACGCGCGCCCTCGACATGGACAGCTGGAGCGAGGTGCCAGGTGCCTACACGTTCGTTGAGCAGGGCACGACCAATGCCGACCTCGCCTACCTCTGCACGTCCGACCAGGGCGGTACGCTCGATACGACCGCCATCACCTGGGTGCTCTACTCGTCGGCAACCTCGATTGCTGCAGGTACGGGTCTGACGCGCACCGGCAACACCATCTTCATCAGCAACACGGGTGTCACCGCTGGTTCGGGCTACAACAACTTCACCGTCAACGCACAGGGGCAGATCACCTCCGCCTCCACCGTTGGCTACATCACCGGCAACCAGACGATCACGCTCTCAGGCGACGTCACTGGTTCTGGCACCACCGCCATCACGACCACGCTGTCCAACACGGGTGTCGCTGCTGGTACGTACCGCTCGGTTACGGTGGATGCCAAGGGCCGCGTGACGGCCGGTACCAACCCAACCACGCTCGCTGGCTACGGCATCACCGATGCTCAGCCGCTGGATGCCGACCTCACTGCAATCGCTGCCTCGACTGGCACGGGCATCCACGTGCGCACCGCTACTGATACGTGGGCCTTCCGTGCAATCGTAGCTGGTTCAAGCAAGATCAGCCTGTCCTCTGGCAACGGTGTTGCAGGCAACCCGACGATCGACGTTGTTGAAGCCAACCTCACGCACAACAACATCGGCGGCACCCTCGGCATCTCGAAGGGCGGCACCAACCTCACCACTCTCGGCACTGCCAACCAGGTGCTGGGTGTCAACGCCGCTGGCACGTCGCTTGAGTACAAGACGGTGACTGCAGGTACCGGCGTCAGCATCACCAACGGCGCTGGCTCCATCACCATCAACAGCACCGCGGTAACCTCGGTCGCCGTGACTGGTTCTACTGGCCTGACGGTAGGTGGTTCACCCATCACGTCAAGCGGCACCATCACCCTCACGCTGGGCACCGAACTTCAGGGCCTCAGCGGTCTTGCTGCGAACGGCGTCGTTGTTCGCACTGGTGCTGGCACGTACGCATCCCGCTCGGTGGTGTCTGGCAACGGCACCATCACGATCACCAACCCGCTCGGCACCGCTGGCAACATCGGCCTAGACCTCACCACCACCGGCACGGCAGGTACGTACCGCTCGGTGACCACCGACGTCTACGGTCGCGTGACGGCTGGTACCAACCCAACCACCCTCGCTGGCTACGGTATCACCGACGCCGTCAACACCTCGCAGCTCGGTGTGGCGAACGGTGTGGCAACGCTGGACGCAGGCGGCCTAATCCCAACTTCACAGCTGCCTCCGCTCGCCATCAGCGATGTCTTCACGGTTGCCAACCAGACGGCCATGCTGGCGCTTACGGCCCAGCGCGGTGACTTCGCCGTTCGCACCGACGTCAACCATACGTTCGTGCTGGCTGCTGAACCAGCTTCCACGCTGGCCAACTGGGTGCAGCTCGCTGACGGCCCATCGGGCACCGTCACGTCAGTTGCTGCCACGGCTCCTGCTGCCGGTTTTACCATTGGTGGTTCGCCGATCACGTCAAGTGGTACGCTCACCTTCACGCTCGCAGATGACCTCGCTGCGGTCGAAGGCCTCGCCACGACTGGCATCGCGGTTCGCACGGGTACCAGCACCTGGGCAACTCGCACGCTGGTCGCCGGCTCGGGCATCTCGCTGACGAACGCCAGCGGCGTTGGCGGTGACATCACCATCAACAGCACTGCCGTCACGTCGGTTGGCCTGTCGCTGCCGTCCATCTTCACGGTGACCGGCTCTCCAGTGACGTCCTCTGGCACGCTCGCTGCAACGCTCAACACGCAGGCAGCCAACACCTTCTTTGTTGGTCCAGCAAGTGGTGGTGCCGCCGCACCAACCTTCCGCACTGTCTCGATCGACGAGATGTCGGATGTCGTCATCACCTCGCCTACTGCCTTCCAGGTTCTTGGCTACAACGGCACCAACTGGGTCAACACAGGTGCCGTCGGCTCCAATGCTGCTGGTCTGGTGGGTGTGGGTCAGGCTGGTGCTGCTGCCTGGACGCTCATCAGCGGCAACTCGTACCGTGCTGACTTCGCCCACAACCTTGGCACAACGAACGTCGTCATCACCGTCTTTGACAGCACCACCCTGGCAGTGGTCATCCCTGACCTCGTCACCTGCACGAACGCCAACACCGTTCGCATCCAGGTTACGGGCAACACACGCACCCTCAAGGTCGTGGTCGTTGCCAACGGCCAGTCGATCGTTGCTGGTGGCTCAACCCCATCGAGCATCATCGCAGCCAAGGACGGCGTCACGGTCGGTACCACGACCACGAAGCTAAACTTCGTTGGCTCGCTAGTCAGCGTTGCAGATGCTGGATCGAATACGACCAACGTCACCGTCGGTCAGCGCTTCACCTTCTTTGCCAACTCGCTCGACAACCCAATCAACGCTGATTGGGCCGTCAATGCGCTTGCACCGGTCATCACTGACCCGACGTACAACTCCATCTCGCAGCGCCAGTTCAGCAACACTACCGAACAGGGCGTCGGCTTCATGGTGTCCATCCCGGCTGGTGCAACTCAGGCAACGTTCAAGCTCCGTGGACGCGCTGCTACGGCCGTTGCTGGTACCAACGTGGTGCAGTTCCGCGTGCGCACTCGCAGCATCGCCAACGGCGCCGCCCCATCCGTCTGGTCAGGCACCACCGAGCTGAACAACATCAGCATCACCAACACGACCAACTTCCAGTACTTCACGCAGACGGTCGCACTGGCTTCATTTGCCACCGCCCTCAGCGCGGACAACATGTACCTCTTTGAGCTGACCCGCCGCGTGACTGGCCTGACTGGTACCAACCTTGCTGCCAACTTCCTTCTGACTGAAGTAACCGTGGAGTTCAGCTGATGGCTGTGACCCTCACCGTTGCGAACTCGCACCTGTACGGGTCTGGTGGTACGCTGCCAAATACCGCAAGTCCGTTCAGCATCAACGTGTGGATCAATGCCACATGGAACGGTGGCGCACGGCTGTCCTTTGTCGGTCTCTACAACGGGACACCTGCAACTGGAACACCGACCAATGGCTCTGGCCTGCAGATCGGCACAACAGGCGGCGGAGATGTGCTGTGCTGGACATACGGCGGCACCACGATGGTAACATCAGCAGCTGGTATTCTGACAGCGTCAAACGGTCAGTGGGTCATGATCACCTACACCTGGGACGGCACCAACCACCGCCTGTACGTGAATGGCGTGCAGACGGCAACCAGCACCACGGTCCCTGCATCTACCCAGCAGATGACGCAGGTCTACATCAACGGCTATCCACCGACTGGTAACACGAATGAGTGCGCTGCCTTCTCCGTGGACAGCTACGCTAACTGGTCGCGCGCCCTCTCGGCAAATGAGGTGCTGACGTTGTACAACAACCAGGGCGCCCGGGGCGGAGCAACGTTCGGTCTCGCGGCTCGCTACGAGTTCGATGATGGGTCGACCGGTGCCACCGTTACCGCCGTGGCAGATGTTTCAGCCGGTGGTAACCCGATCGCACACACTGGCACCGTCAACACTGCCACGTATACATACTCTGTAGGCACCGTCAACAACGTTGCCAACTCGAACACCAGGCCCGTCCTATGAGCACCGAAGTCCTTGGTTCCCTGACCTTCATCGACAACCCTACTGCAGGTGGTATTCAGCTCGTGCTGAACAGCAACGGTGTGCCATCGCTGTACGCCGATGTCACGGCAAACCGTCCTGCCGCCGGGACAACCGGTCGCCTGTTCGTTGACACGACCTCAAACATCATCCAGCGCGACAACGGTGCTAGCTGGGACACGCTGTCGAACGTCATTACGTACACCGGCACCGCCAATCAGATCGATGTCGCTGGTGGTGTTATCTCGATTTCGTCAGACCTGATCCTGCCTGGCACCAGCCGCGTTCGCCTGCCGTCTGGAACAACCGCCCAGCGCCCAGCATCACCAGGTGCCGGCGACATGCGCTTCAACAGCACGCTCGGCTACGCCGAAAAGTACACTGGCTCGTACTGGGGTCCGCTCGGTCTCGTGCTGCAGCAGGTGACCGGCACGATTGCAGCTTCATCAGGCACTGGCACAATCCCGTACGACAACACCACACCGATGTCGACTGAGGGCTACCAGATCTGGACGCAGTCGTTCACGCCGCTGTCAGCAACCTCACGAATTCTGATCCAGTTCACCATCACTGCTGCTTCATCCAGCACGGCAAGCATTCTTACCTGTGCGGTGTTTAGCGGGTCCACCATCATCAGTGCCTCATCCAACCGCGCAGCCCCGACTGCTGGTCAGCCAATCAACGTGTCAATGACGGCACTTTGGGTTCCAGGCTCCACTGCAACCACTACTCTTTCAGCGCGACTTGGACCAAGCAATGGCGCAACTGCGTACTGCAACCAGGGTTCTGGTGCAACGCTTGGTGGTGCCTACGTATCATCATACGTCATCACGGAGATTGAGTAATGGCGCTGATCACTAAGCCTGTCATTCGCGCGGCTTCATACCTTGATGCCCTGACTGCTGATTTTCCAGATGTCAGGGCATATGCCGTCGGTGATGGCACGGATTACGAGTACCTTCGCCTAGAAGAAGGGTCGGCACCGCTGCCTGACAAAGCCACGCTCGATGAGCGCAAGGACTACTGGACGCGCGTGAACGTATGGAACGCCATCAAGGCCGAGCGCGATGCACGCCAGGCCAATGGCGTGCTTGTTGGTACCCACTGGCTGCATTCCGATGTCAGCTCACGCGTTCAGCAGCTCGCGCTGGTGATGTTTGGTGCCTCCCTGCCACCAATCCAATGGAAGTGTCTTGGCGGTGAATTCGTTACGATGACACCGACTTTGGCTCAGCAGATCTTCCAAGCTTCAGCTGCATCTGATATCGCGATCTTTACCGTAGCAGAACAACACAAAGTAGCCATGATGGCATCCTCTTCTCCGCTGACCTACGACTTTTCTGGAGGTTGGCCGCCCACCTACACTGGAAGTCTGCTGCTATGAACTACACCCTTCTCCAAAAGATCCAAATCTTCTTCATCAAGCTGATGGCTAAGGTGAGGTGGAAGCAGGATGAGCTGCTGTCTGAGGACGACCTGGCCTACCTGCGCCAGCAGTTCACCGACAACTACTTCATCATCGCCTCACGCCGCTCCAACTACCTGTCTACGTTCTTCATTGGCCTTGGCCACTGGTTCCTGACGGGTCGCTGGGGCTACTACACGCACGTGCTGATGAACCTTGAAGATGAAGTCAAGACGGATGACGACTTTCGCTTCATTGAGGCAACGGGCACCGGCACCCACTATGACGACCTCAGGGGCATCACCCACGACGTCGATGCCATCGCCCTGCTGAAGCCAACGTCGATGACCGTTGAGGAATGGACCGCCTGCCTGGACAAGGCCAAGAACTACCTCGGCGTTCCGTACGACAACCTCTTCAACCTGAAGAACACGCTCGAGGTCAACTGCGTGGAACTGGTTCGTCTCGCCCTGCAGGCGCTGCCGGACTACGACACCCGCTTCGCCTCGTTCGAGGCGATGATCCAGCGCCGCCACGGCAAGCTCACGCCGCAGATGTTCCTCGAGTGTGAGGACTTCCACGTGGTGTGGGAAGTTCGCAAGTAAGCCATGTCCATCAACTTCTGCACGCTCACCAACTCCAGCGTTGACACGTTCTGCGGCAACCGCCGCAGCATTGTGCTCAATGGCCTGCTGCAGAAGAAGTACCCACCACCAGTTCAGGGCGGTGGCCGCCGCGTTCTGCGTGACACGTTTGCCGAGCAGCGCCCTGACCTGATCGTACGTGAGGAGGACCGGCCGCAGCTGGTCTTCGAGCAGCCGTTCATCACCGTCGAGGTGTCCATGAACGGCATCACCATGGCCCAGACGCTGGACGCACAGCAGCGCCTCGACTTCGTCACCGTCACCGACCTCAAGGTCAACCCGGTTACCGCCAGCCCTGTGGATGAGGCGCTCGAGGTGGCTGTAAATATCGCTGACATCAGCATTCGGAAGCTATGAACCTCACCATCGGCCAGCACGCGGAGATCAGCTTCGCAGTCAACGTGATGGGCACGTCAGCCGACCCCACGGCACGCGTCATCCTTGAAACGAAGCCAGAGCTCTGCTTCCACGCCACGCGCGTGGGTGACCGCTGGGCCGCGCTTGTCGACCTCGGCGACAGCGTCAAGCCTGGATCGTACGGCCTGCGCGTTGAGGTGGTGCTCAACAACCGCCTCTTCACTCCGTTCAAGCACCTCGTTGAAGTCGAGGGTGCCCAGGTTGAGGTGCAGCCCGAGCTGCCACCAGTTGAGGTGGTTGAACCAGTGCCTGAGCAGGTCGAACAGGCCGAGCCACCGAAGGAGACGCCGAAGGTCAAGCTCGACCTCAAGTCCATCTTTGGCCTCACCACGCCAAAGAAGGTGGAGCCCGTCATCGAGGCACCGGTCGCCGAGCAGCCCACCCCACCCAAGAAGGTTACCCTCCCTGCCGACTTCTTCAAGTTCACGCCGAAGCCAGTTGAGAAGGTAGAGGTCAAGCTGCCGACCCTCGATGAAACGCTCAGCAAGGTGCAGAGCGGCATCGCCAAGGCCGGCTCCAAGCCTCTCCAGAAGATCAAGCTGGGCGAGGCCACCCTCGTGACCCTCGTCCGCGGTGAAGTTATCTACGAGTGAGACCCACATGAAGATCTACAGCGACAACGCCATCTCCAAGACCGACCTGGACGTCATCGACGCCAAGCAGGACCGCCAGATCAAGCAGCTCCGTTGGCAGCTGGTTGCCGTCTGCGTCTTCAACGCCCTCCTGGCAGTCGCCCTGCGGTTTCTGTAACGGTTACAACCTAGCTGTGTTCTAACCTGGTCCGTGGTGTATAATGGCACCATGGACGCAAACACCACCTCCAAGGCCCTCAGCCTGGTCATCCAGCAGCTGAACACCCTCTGCGCCATCAAGGCGCAGCACATCGACTTCCTGATGGGTCCGGTCATGAATGCGGCTCGCTCCGCTGGTGAACGCTCCGTCACGGCGAACATGATCGAGAACAACAGGGCGGAAATTCTCAAGCTGCGCGACATCACCGACGCCCTGCGCATCATCAAGGAAGCCCAATGACCTTCGCAACCATCGCCCACCTGGACGACCTGCTGCCGCACGTCCGCGACAACGTCCAGATCCGCGTGAAGACCGAGCCGAACGGCATGACGGTCGTCTGCTACATGATCCAGGACGAGGACACGTTCGATGGCCTGAACCAGGGTCACGAGCGCGAGTGCCGCGGCATCACGTTCCGTCAGGACGGCAAGATCGCTGCCCGCACGCTGCACAAGTTCTTCAACATCGGCGAGCGCGAGGACACGCAGCCGCACGCGATCCAGTGGTCGCAGGTGGTTCGCATCATGGACAAGCGTGACGGCTCGATGGTCACGCCGGTGTTCGTGAACGGCAAGCTCACCTTCAAGACGAAGAAGTCCTTCGAGACGAAGGAGGCCGCCCTCGCCTACGACATCTGCCTGAAGACGAAGGACGGCGTGGCGTTCTGCCTGAAGATGGCGGAGCTCGGCCTGACGCCGACGTTCGAGGTCACCTCGCCGCGGTTCCCGATCGTGCTCAAGTACGACAAGGACGAGCTCACGCTGCTGCACGTTCGCGAGAACGAGAGCGGTCGCTACCTGACGGAGGAGGAGCTGTACGACCTCGGTTCGCCGTTCCCGATCGTCGAGAACCTCATCGAGCAGTTCTACGGTGATGGCCTGCCGGCCAAGCTGGTGTCGTTCGAGAAGCTGAAGGCCGCCGCCGAGACCCGCGAGGGCATCGAGGGCTGGATCATCCAGACGGCCGACGGCGAGATGTACAAGCTGAAGACGAAGTGGTACGTCGACCTGCACCACAGCGTGACGTTCACGCGCTGGCGCGACATCGCTCGCACAGTGTGCGAGGACAAGGCTGACGACCTGAAGGGCGCGTTCGCGCTGACGGGCCGCTCGATCGAGCCGATCCTGAAGGTCGAGCGTCAGATCAAGGCACGGCTGGACAGCGTGAAGCGGTTGGTGGCGACTGCCGTCGAGTACGGCGTCAAGAGCAACTTCGACGCAAAGGCAATGGCTCTGAAGTTCAAGGAGCACAACCTGTTCGGTCTGATCATGACGCTGTTCCGTGGCAAGGAGCCGGACTACATGGCGTGGTAC